TTAACGGCCAACCAAGCGGATGACGCGATCCATTCCATCTGTCGCAAGCCGGGATTGTTCAGCCTCTCTGGAGTACAGTTCGGCATGTGCAATATCGTCATGCCCGAGCGTATCCATGATCTGTCGGGTTGATGCCCCGCCCTCCGCCAACATCTTCCCGAGCGTCTTTCTCAGACCATGCAGCGTGAAGCCTGGCTCGATGCCCGCAGAATTTGTCCAGTCAGCCATGCGGCCCGTAATGGACTTCGGAGAAAATGGCTCTCCATAGGCGGTTACCAAGACGGTAGGACCACGCCGTTCAGTAGCGTCCAGGATGTCAGAGAGCATGGGCATGATTGGCAGAAACAGTTCCTTGCCGCCTTTACCCTGCACGACATTGAAGCCGTCGACCTTGCGCTGTTGCCCATCCATGAGAACCGTCTTTGTGACACGCTGTTCCCATTTAAGACCAGCAACGTCCTCACGTCTGTTTCCGAGCCACAGGGCAAGCGCATAGGCGAGGCGAGGGGTGGACCCAATGGGCCAGCGCTCTTCATATTTGCGCATTGCCTCCGCCGTCCACGCCTTCCAGCCGACATACTCAGGGCGCCATTTCAGCTTGTAAGACGGGTCAACGTCTATCCATTCCTCATCCATTGCTGCATCGATCATTTTCCTGATCGCTGTCAGCAGATGCTTCGCCTTGTGCGGCGTTTCGGAATATTTGGATATGATATCTTTGAGATGCCGGCGCTTGAGGTCTCTGACAGGAACATCCCGCCATTGAAATGGATCTGTCTCGATCACGCGCGATTCAAGAAACATGCTGGCAAGAGAGCTGTTCTTGTCCTTCGTCGCCGGATCGAAAGCCTTCCACTCTGCCGACGCGATCACCAGTCGCCAGGCCGCGCCGAGCGTGCAAGGCAGCGCTGCATTCGGATGCTTTACAATCTTGGCTGCGGGCTTCTTCAAGCCATTCAGAGCGCTCTCGTAAGCATTCTCGAAATCCGGTTCTCCGGGACTTCCCAGCAGAGAAATGGTCTTGCCGTTACGGCGAAACCGCCAACGTTCTGTTCCGTGGCGGTCTTTGAAACTGGAAAGGTATGGGCGGCTTTCGGTCATCTTGGCACGCTATGCCGCGCGCCCCCGCCCTGACAATAGGCTGTCGAGTACATTTCCAGCCATGTCCGGCAGATCGGCAAAGGCTGCATCCAGCGCATACCTGTCCCAAATCACACGGCCATCTACACGTTTCCCCCTAGGCATACGCCCATCCTTCACCATTTCATCAAACTTTGTTGCGCCAACGCCAACCCATCGAGCGGCTTCGTCCCGGCACAATCCACGTGGCGGATAAGAAATCGGATCATGTCTAGCCATGGGATTGCTCCCCGATATCCACAGGCTCCGGCTTGCCTCCTATTGCAGCCTCAAGGGCGGCAGTCATGGCGTCATGCGTTGACCTGTGGCAGTTGTCCATCCACACCCTCACCGCACGCTCCACCATAGCATCGTCTATCTGTGGGGTGGGATGAGTGTAGAGTTTATGTTCGGCGATATATGTATGAACCTCGTCCAGTTCTTTGTACGCCTCCTGCAAAGCGTGCTCGGCTTCATCGTACTTGTCTTTCCAGTACTGAACGTCAGCGGCAGCGGGTGCTTGTACGTGTGAAAGAGCGGTGAGGATGCGCGTCTCGTAATCGGCTTGGGCGGCGGCTTTGGCGGCTTCCAGATCATTTTCAGCGCTCAAGAAATTTTCGTCTCGATAGACTGTGAAATAATCATGATTTTTCCACGACTTCCATTCGATAGAGTAGAACCATACACCGGTTGCCTGGACATGGTCGTAGCTGCACGTGTCATTCGGCCCTTGTGGCTGCGTCCACTCAAGCGGCTTAACCGTGACGCTCACTGGCTCTGCTGTGCTCATGGCGACACCTTCTTGGCCGGTGTTAATGCGACGGCTGCATTCCCGTCATGTTTCCAGAAATAGCAGTTGCCATTCTTGTGGGTGGCCTTGTCGCATTCGGCAAAATAATCGCCAGCCTTCACAGCATCCCATTGATATGAGTTCATCCAATCTGGACCGCTGCCAACCCATTCCAATTCTTTGCCGCAATCGGCGCACACGTGCTTACTCATGATCCCCGTTCCTCCAATGCTGAGAGGGCTGCGGCGACATAGTCAACCAATGTGTCGATGCCAAAAACGTCTTCGTTGGCAATTTCAAACATATCGACCGTTTCTAGTGCCTCCTGACAGGCCTTGGTTAGCTGCTCGCGTTCTGGCTTAACTGCCTTCCGTTCCGCTACTATGCGAGAGATGAGTGAGAGGATTTCATCGACAGATGTTTCGTAAGTTCCGCCACATGTGTATTGCCGAAACCAATCCAGCAAAGTCTCAATCTCCTCATCCGTTGCCGGTGGCACGTCTTCAATCATTGCGAGTAGTTCGGGTGAGAGGGTCATAGCGGCCTCCATTCGTCATCGGCCACGATCTTGACGGCATCAAAACACGGCTCGCAATAGACCTCTGTCGAGCATTTGTTTCCTTCATCATCCAGCATGATCGCATCGACAAGGCGATGATCGAAGAGGTTCTTGCACCGTTCGCAGTGGATCATTGCGAGTAGTTCGGGTGAGAGGGTCATGCTGGTCGTGCCTCCAGAATAATGGACTCGCAGGCTTCTTCATCGCCCGTGTACATCCAAAGCTTGATTGCCAGGTCGAGCGGATTGATGCCGACGAGGGTCCAGTAATCACGCTCATTCATCGAATGCTGACGGCGGTGTTCCTCTGGTGAAAGGGGAACCGTCCACTTGTCGTGCGGCTTTTCTCCCATGCCAGTTGTCGGCTTGTGATAGCTGATATCGCCGTACCGGATATGGGCGGCGTCAACGTCGCGAAGTCCGGTCACAACGCACGGAAGCGTCCGGATGAATTTCAAGTGTGCCTCGTCGTGTTGGCGAGGGCGCTTTTGCACCTTCGGAGCCGTCAGGGAAAAGGCCTGAGGATGCTTGCGGATTTGCATCGCCATCAGTTCACCCCCAATTTTGCGTAATGCCTGTTGAGGAGGTCTACGATCAGATCGGCCCCTTCCTCGCTTGTGCATTCGCAGACAATCTCTGCGTTCTCCGGATCCAGCATGATTTGATCTGTCGTGGTGCAGTCAGGCAGAACGAGAATTTCGGAGTATGATTCGCCATCCTCCTCGTGGTGCATGGTCACCTTGCGGAACGTCGTCATAGGTTCATCCCCAATTCGAGTTCATCGACCTGGGCAATGCCGCAAGCCTCGCGAACGACTTCGGCCAGGGCGCGCTCACCGCGACATACAGCGCGGAATAGCTTGACCAGTGTTGACGCCTTGTCGGCCGCCAATGGAGAGAGCTTCCGGCCTTCTGCTGCAAACCCGACACCTGTCGCGTGGACAACCGTTTCGTCGTCTCCGATGGAAGCTTTAAGTCGCTTGAGTAGATCGAGCAGGTTTCGCCTGTCTTCGGCGGAAAGGATGGTCGGGCCCGACGAAGATGTGGCGGAGGGTTCCATATCCTCGTCGGGCTGATCCGCTTTCGCGGGAAGGTCGGGAGCGACACCGGTGGGCACAGCATCGCTCCCTGCATCGGTTGAGGGGGCATTCTCGTCCGATGTTTGGGTATTCTCGTCTTCGCCAAGATCGGCGATCTCCTTGCGCCAATCCGCTGGATCAACGCCGGTAATGTGCTGGATAATCGCCGTCATCTGTTCGACAGCTTCCTCAAGTTCCGGGTCGGTCAACTCGGTCAGGCTCTTCGGGTATTGCATAAAGGCGCCGGAGACGGTCTTCGACAGGTTCACGATGCCGAGGGAGAGCTTTATGGCCTCACTGGCTTGATCCTTCGTCTGCCAGGGTGTTTGGCACTCCTTGACCGCCTTGCCGATTATGGCGAACCATTTACGGACAAGAACTCGGTCTTTCTCTTCGGTAAACCGAACACTGACCTTTGTGCCCCGGCGATAGGTGTCAAGGCGTTCTGCGTCGTGAGCTGTGGCGGGGATGAGTTTCCCTGCTTCGATTACCATTTTGAATGGAGGAGCTTCGTGTTTGGTCACATCAGCCTCCGATGCGCTTCAGTGCGCGCTTCTTGATAGCGGTCGCGATCGACTGGTTTGTCTCGTCGCCTTCAAAGCGTGCCATGGGATCAGCTTCGGTCCAGACCTCTTCGATGCTGGCTTCATCCTGGGCAACCGCCAGGTCTTCCTCGAGCCGTTCGAAGAATGAGGTGTCGTCAAGGATCTCGCCGTCATCGGTGATGTCGCCGTTGTAGTCCTGTTCCTCGACCTCAGCGTCGACAACGGTGGACTGTTGCTCGATCTGCTCCATAGGCGGCACAGGAGGCTTGGGAGGAGTGCGTAGTGTTACCGGCGCCGCGTCCTTCATCTCAGCGATCTTCGCACCTTCATCTTCGTCATAGATGCCCGAGAAGCCGAACGCGTACCGTGCTGCCTGGATCATGGCCTTGTGGCGAAGCATCCGGTGCTTCATTTTCCAAGGTGCGGTATCTCGTCTGCACTCTTCGTAATATTCGGTGACGACCACGGGGTGAGTGCGGTCCTTCCGGTGCATACGGCAGGTTATCGAGATGAGTTCTCCCTTGTCGTCAGTGCCTGTTTCAAACTCAAAGCCATCACATGCAGGGTGGGAATTGACGAGATTGACCCATCCGTCGATCGACACAATGGGAACGATGCCGCCCCCTTGTTTCGGAAATGCATAGATCTCCCGCAACAGGGGATTCAGGTCGTACTCCTTCGCGACGATCAAGAATGCCGCGAACTCTTCCGGTCCCGCTTTTGAAAGCCCGCAAGTCGCGCGGACTGTTCGGCTGAATTCTTCCACGTTCAACGAATACTTGTCGGCCATGTGGTCCATAAGCATCAGTTTGGTGGGCTGTATTTTTGCTACGGCGTTCATGGTTATGCGGCCCTTTTTTCCTCAATGATTTTCATGCCTGGCAGCTTCACACCGGCCTTGGCGGCACGGTTGGCGAGGCTCTGAACGAGTTCGAGGATTTCCGGCCGATCTTTTAAGGCGATCAGCAACGGCTCTATGTCGGTTATCTGGGCCGATATAAACGTCCTGAGAGCGACCTTTGCCCCGGTGCGCCCCGCGGCAGCATTGCGGGCCTGTGCCTCCCTGTCGGCATCTGCGGCCTGTTGTGCGAGTTGTTCGGCACGCTGAGCAACAGCGACATCCCCGTCCTGTCTTGCCTCGGCCGCTGCGGCTTCCGCCTCCTGCCGTATCTTGTCGGCTTCCTCGCGGGCCTTACGTTGGCGTTCCTGCTCGAGTCTATCCTGTTCGCGCAAATACGCATCCATGTGGCGCTTGAGCTTGGTCGACAGTTCCTTCGGGTCTTCCTTGAGCTCGCGCCATTTGTCATCGATGCGACGGGTTTCGTCGAGCGCGGGCTGCTTTTCGATCTTGTGCTGATCTGTGGCGCGCTTGGCTATATCCGCCAGTCGCTTTGACCAGATGGCAGCCTTGTCGGCATCGGCCTTGGTCTTGATCGGCGTCTTCAGGAATTCCTCGGCAAGTTCCTTGTCGCCCAGGTATTCGATGCGCAGTGCTTCCATGGGATCCGCATCTGCAGAGTTATGCCCGACTGGAGCGACCGCTGGTTTAGGCTCGTCATCGAAGCCGCCACCAGCTATTGCCTTCTCGTAGGCTTCATGCGTGATAGGGTTGCGGCAAGCCCAAAGCCAAATTTCATCTGCGGCAACATCTTGACCGTTCCGGTATGCGAGCCAGCCTGGAACATCTTCATCCCACCAGATAGCTACGGGTTCCCAAGGTCCATTCTTCTTTCTGGTCCTGAAATATCCCTGCTCTGGTTCTGAATGGATTGGTCCTAACTGCCCCTTGAGGGCGTTCCTCCACCACTGCCAACGGTCGACAATCTTAACAGCAACGTCACCAGCCTTCTGAAATGTATCAGTCATGCCATTTTCTCCATGCTTGACGAGCGCTGGGGTCGTCTGTTGTTGTTTTGCTCAGCCCACGTTGCCCATCGGCAGTTGCCTGGCTCGTAATTTCCGTCGTTATTTTTTCGATCAAGGGTAAGTCCGGAGGGGCGTGGACCCATATCGGCAAGGAACGCTTCAAAGCTGTCCCGCCATCGGTCGCAGACAGTAATTCCTCGTCCGCCGTAATCATCCCACGCCGGGCTTTTCGGATTAAGCGTCCTGTCCTTCATTGCGTACCAGATGCGGTATTCACTGGTTCTCTGGCCAATGCGATTGTGGCCATGGATTGTGTTCGACAAGATGGCAATCTCGCGCTGGAGGCACCCGCAGCTTCTGATGCGTCCGGTCCTGACGTGGTTGGCGATGATGGATTTTTCGTTGCCACAATCGCAGCGGCAGAAGATGCGGCGATCTTTACCAACGCCGCTGTCATCCAAGACGACAAGGCGGGCAAAGCGTTTTCCTACGATGACTTCACGAATGGCCATTATTTAAACCGCGCCTCCGTAGTGTCGATGATTTGATTGACGATGTCGCGAGCCATGCCCGCGCCGTAGACGTGGCAAAGGTCCTGGTAGTGCTGGCGTATCGAATACTCGATCATGCCTGCGGGCTTGGATTGTGCGTGCCTGGCGAGGCGTTCTGTCATCTCGGGCGGCGTGTAGCGTGACGGGGCGTTCATGCTGCACCTGCCTTCACCAGCGCGGCTTCAAGGTCACTGACGTCCCATCCTTCGCCCCTTACGACAACGATCGCCTCTTTTAGGGCGGCTACGAGATCGTCGTAAGAATTCACACATTTAACGATGCGAGCGGCGTTCTCGACTGCGTGGTCGTACGGTGTCAGCGCGTGCACCATAGCTTGCGCTACGATGACGCCTCCTGCGTCTGCAATGAACTTCTCCGAAGCGGGCGTTATGCGCCAAGGTGTTGGTGTATGGGTCACATCAGGCTCCCGAGATATCCTGCGATGAAGAGCAAACCGAAGGCTGCAATAGCGGTGAGGATTTGAACCCACTGACGAGGCGCGCGATTGTCGTTGACGTGCGCGATGATCCGGTCTGGTTCCACGGTGAAGCGCGTCATGCTGCACCTGCCTTGGCGAGTGCTTCCTTCGCCATAGCAATGTCTTTGGCGCTGAGTTGATCGTGCCAGTGGATGAGGTGTGAGAGGACTTTGACCAGATCGTCGTGAGCGTTCACGCATTTGACGATGAACTCGGCATCAGCGTAGCGAGTGTCATGGTTTGCCTGATAATCCTCTTCATCCTGCAGGGTTGTTGCTACGACCTGCCTGTCTGGCCCAAGGATGAGCGTTTCGTCAGGAGAGTTTGTATTCCAAGGCGTTGGTGTGTGGGTCATTGATCCACCTCCGCGCGAGCTGCGTCGATGGTGACCTCGGCTCGTCCGATCCAGAGGACGAACAGAACAGGAATTGCGGGAATGATGATTGCGAGCATCGACATCAGCGTGCGCTCCTCATCAGAAGGCCAAGGCCGAGAGCGTTGTGGTGCTGCCGCAGGGCGATCAGCCGGTTCGGGTCATACGACCAATGCTTTGCATCCCGCTTCTTGCCTTCGCGCTCGATCAGATCGTTCAAGCGGCTGATGGCGCGGTTTATTTCCGTATCCCTTGGAATGCCGAAGGCATGTTCAAGAACGCCTTGGGTGTGCCAGCCTTTGTCAAGCTTCAGGCAGATGGCCTCGACCGTAACCGGGCGAAGAGCGGTGTTGAGTGACTTGGACAAGTCCCGCATGGTGATGTCGATGGCGTTCATAGTGCCACTCCTGCTTGGTCGAGGGATATTTTAACGAGGACTCGAATTGCTTCTGCTCTGGAGATGATGCGATTGGCGAAACGGTAATCGTCTATTGCCTTGACCTCGGCTTCGGTCAGCATCATTTGGAATTTCACCGTGCGGAGATCGACCTTCATTTGCGGTGCTCCTGAAGCGAGCGCTGCGCTACGGCGCGCTCATATTCGATTTCACGGTCAGCTTTCGGATTGCAGACAGGGCAAGGCACGATTGGTCCGTTGTTGTTCTGTTCGATCCATCCCGCTTTCGGTCCTGCACCTTTGCAGTGGCGGCAAGTGGTGACCGGGCGTCTGAAATTCGGGTTGTTGTCCATGCCCGAGAAAAGGGCAGCCCCAACTTGGATAAATGTTCCGATGTGGCCACGCCTTTTCATCGACGGATCCTCCAGTTGGCCCAGTTGAATAGGATGACCAGCGCAATGGCACATGAGGCCTGCAGCGCAAGGTCGGGAATGGTGAAGGGTTCGAGGCCGTTCATTTGCACGACCCCCGACCGGCGCCGCCCATTTCGCCGGAGCGATTGCTCGTCCGCAAACCGCAGTCGTAGTAGCCGGAAGCGCAGGAGTACTGCGTGGCGGCCTCTATCTCGAGTGGCGACCAAGTTGCGTATGTCCCGCAACCAGAGAGCTGCAGGGCAGCCGTGATGGTGCCGACGATGACAGCAGTGCCGATTATGTGAAGCTTTGGAGAGGTCATTTTTAGTTGCCCCGAAATTGTTTCGATGGGCAACATTCGCATTCAACACGAAACATGTCAACATAAAAGATGTCAGAAAAACACAAATCATGTTGACTGACACGACCGTGTAGGTTTATGCCTTCGCAATCACCGGTTCGCAGGTGTCCAAAATTTAGTGGTGACGGAGGTGCAATCCCTCTCGCTGGTTAAGCCACAGGCGCGGGTATTAGATCACCCTAAGGTGCCACCAGAAACAGAGGGCGAATTGTCGAGAGGCAGTTCTGGCATATGTCCCATTCCCGGCTCCGGCCTTCTGGAACATGCCATGATACTCTCTGCTTCGTGAGGTTTGATTACCTCATGGGGTAGGGGGTATCTTTGGCTTCGAACCACTTCCCTCACCATCCTTCTGAACAAGAAAACAAGATAATTAACAACAGAGGAAGGTAGAGCTCAAATGCTCAGTTTGAAGAAGTTGGAAGTGGAGCAGATTCGAGTTGATCAGCGCTTCGCAGTAGAGCCGCAGCGACTTCACGCAATTGAACGGCGGTCATGGTCAATTGAACCGCAGACCGATTACCTGTTCTCATGTCCTCAACGGTTTGTGGATATTCCAGCCGCGCAACACAAAACATTCCCTGTACGGGAGCAAGCGTAAAACCCATCAAGGGGCGGACGCTGATGTTGCCGTTCTCGTCTAGATCGAAGCCGTTTGCATCTTTAGGCATTTTCGTTCCCTTCAACCCGGCCTTGGCGCCGGGTTCTTCATTCCATGTCTGGAACTTCACCCGACTGAAACAGCACGGATGGCGGCCCATATTCCCCGATGTCGGGTTCAGCTTCTCTCGCCCAGGCAAGCACTCCGACATGTTTCGAAGCCAACTCACGAGCGCTGCGTAGTGCGCGATCTTCGCTGTCGAACTGCATGGCTTCGAAGGCCGGAACGATTTCACCATCATCCGATCGATCGAAGGCCATGACTACTATGAGGCGAACTGGGTCCATTTTAGGCTCCTGCAGAAGAGGTGAGGGCATCTTGCGTCAGCCTGCGCCTGACGTCTTCCTTCTGCTGTCGCACCATGCCGGGGATCAGAAAGGCATCAACCAAGGCCCATACTCCGAGGAGTCCCAAGATAACTAGGCCAACTCCAGCAACAGCCGTGATCACTCCGATTATAAATAGGATGAGCATGGTAGCACCCGACTTTGAAAGGCCCAGATAGAACCTATGTACACCAAGTGCTCCCAGGAAAAACCACATCAAATATGCCGCTCGACGGGATTTGGCCTGGTTCGCCACCCGCTTCTCGATAAGCATTCTGTCTTGTGTTGACAGTTCCATGTTTTTCCCAGCCCGGCCAAGCGCCGGGTTTTGATCACCACTTGCATGCTGCTCGAAGCGGCTTAATCGCTTCATCAATTCCAGATATTGGAAACTCGCCCGACACAGCACTCTCTGAAAACGGTGTCGCGCGAACAAACAGCGTCTTCGCTCCGATCAATTCCTTTATCCATGGCACGGATGACTTTTCGCTCCACAAACCTAAAACGGCATGGTCGTTAGAATCGGTGAAAGCTTTGCTCTTCGCTGGTTTGTCATCTACGCGATATTCGACCTTACCTCGGCCCTCAATGCTCGACATAAAGTGCCCAGCAAAATCGATATATACCTTGGTTTGACCTTCGTCGCATCGGATGAACAGGAACAAAGGCTTTTCCTGACCGTATCGGTTTTTGAATGGCGCAACCGATTGAACTGCCAAGCCAACACTGGGGCTGTCATCCAGTTTGGATTTCCCTTCGTCAACAAGCCAAACGCCCTTTTTCAATTTTGCCATGGCGCAGGCATACTTGTCTTGAGCACTCGTCTTGGTGGAGCAGTCAACATCCTCTCCATGGACGGCAGTGGAACATAACAGCAGCAATGCGGCGGCGATCGGTAGCCTCATCACTCACCGGACCGTGCTGAATTTGCGCAAAACCCTGCCGACGATGGTTAGCTCATGCGCCTTCCATGTCTTTGTTTTATGCCGAGGATTGTCTGACATCACTGAGATGAGGGTTTCTTCTGCGCCAGGATCACTTGTGACCTCAAGGCGCTTGATAGCCAGCCCACCGATCTCATCGATGATTGCATAAAGACCATCAGGCGAGGGGCGGCGATGCCTGGTATCGATAAATACGACATCACCTTCATCAAGCGTGGGCTGCATCGAATCGCCCTGGACCGGGAATATCGCGATGTCCTTAGCAGCCAGACCAAGTGTGACGAGAATAGCCGGCGGCAATTTCCAATAGTCCTTCACCGCCTCTGCCGAAAAGGTCATCCCATGTTTTCCAGCAACCCCTTCGCTGGAAATAGCCAGACCGCCGGCACCCATCCCCGCTGTGATATCGATCTGGGGCGAGCTGCCCTCGGGTGCACCTCGCAATCCTGTTTCGGATCCCAAGGTCATTTCGTGGTCGCCATGGCTTTGCTCGGGAGCATCAGGGTCATAGCTGTGGACTAATCGCGGTTTTCCATCCTTCTGACCAGTCAATAGCTCGGCGGCACTTACACCGAACTTTCTGGCGTAAATTATCGCGTCATCAGGGCCATATTCGTTCTGGCCGTTCTCATGAGCTCGATACGTCGACGCAGTTACGCCCATGGCTTCTGCCGCTTTCGTGGCCGAACTAAACCCGGCGCTCATGCGCGCCTCTCGCAATCTTTCACCCATTGTCTTCATGGAAGCGACATTTACAGAACATTCAACATAAATCATGTTGACATCCTGACACGTATCGTGTTGATATCCGCAACATGAACACGATCGAAGACATCTTCTTGAACTTGGGCGGTACGGGCGCAGTGGCTCGTATCATAGGCGTCAAGCACTCCGCAGCATCTGAGATGCGTCGGCGTGGTTCCATCCCCGTCAAGTATTGGCCAGCCCTTGTTGAGGGTGCGACCGCTGCTGGCAAGGCAATGGATAACGACGTCTTGGTTCGTGTCCATATTGAACAGGCAGGGGCGGCAGCGTGAACATGATCCGCGTAGAGGAACGTCCGCAAGCCACACTGCCATCGAAAGTTGTCCATGCACCGGACTCTTTGCCAGCGCTTCTCGATAGAGCTGCAAGTGCTTTGGCCGCAGCAAAAGATAGCGCCGAAGTCCTCGAAGCTCGCGACATGGCTCGGGTTGCCTACGATGCGGCAAAGAGTGCCGGACGGCTTGCTCGCGCAAAACAAGCGCACGATACCGTTCTCTCTCAAGTTTACCGCGCTCAGGCCGATGCCCTTATGATAGAGGCCCGCGCCAAGATGCGTTTGGCCGAAGAATACGATGCGGCGAAAGAAGCAGGCGAAGTTGCCGGTCACGGTGGAAACAGGGGAAATCAGCACGTTGCCAAGGTCGCAGGCCCGGACCTTGCCACCATCGCGGACATTGGTCTTTCGAAGCAGGAAATATCTGACGCAAGACAAATTCGAGATGCTGAAAAGGCGGAGCCCGGTATAGCCCAGCGCGCGCTCAACGCAATGCTTGATCGCGGCGAAGAGCCAACAAAGGCGAAGCTGAACCGCGAAATCGTAAACAGGCCAAAGCCTGAAAAAGTCATGAACCCGACCGCGCTTTGGTTGTGGGGCAGGCTTAAGGACTTCGAGCGGGATGGCGTTCTCACCCAAGACCCGAAATTTCTCATCAATGAAATGACCGAGCCGATGCGGGATGACGTCAGGCGTCTTTCTCCGCTGGTTGGTGCTTTCCTTGCAAAACTGGAGATCGAATAATGACCCAGCATCAGCAGATAATTGCCGAACTTGAGCGTCAATACGAATTCTTGAAGGCCGCGGATATCGTTGCTCCATCGTCGCTCGCCTACAAGGTGTACGAGCATTTTTCCCGAGGGAAAGTCGAAGCTCACATTCAGTACACAAGCATCGAGCATTTGAAGAATATGGCGAGCAAGTTTCTCGCCAAGCGTAACAACCCGAACGCTGATGACAACGAGGTTTACGATCAGACATCGTTCGAATTCTCCGGTCAGTTGCAGGCCCGATATCCGATCCCGCACAAGAAGGGCGAGGAGCCCGTTTACAAGCTGCGCAGTCATCTCACTCCGGAAGAGAGAGCATGGAATGTGAAGCTGCTTCGCAAGTCCGCAAGATCCAGGCTTGAACACGCCGACGCCCTCGAAGCTGAAGGTCAGATGAGGGCCGCAGCGTGAGCGGCTGTTCAGTCATCGACCTTCGTGTCGTCTGCCTTGATGTCAGCCGCGACACCGACATTTCCCAGATCATCAAACTCATTTCATCGGAGGCTGAATTGCCACAGGAAACCAAGCCGATTTATGCGCTCGAAAGTCTCCCCGAATTGATCGGGAAGAGACAGTTCGAAATGCTTTGCAATGCGATGGGCATTGAGATTTTGCCCGACATTCTGATGGGCTCTCCCATTGGTGAATACTTCGCCATGGTTGTCGAGCGCGATGCAATCCGCTTCCGTCAAGTAAGATCAGCCGAAGTCAATGCTCTCTCTAGGATGAGCCCTTATCGGCAGAAGATGGGTGGTCCTGTTCGTGTCTGATCCGGCTCAAAATCCTTTTCCGAAGTTCAACTCTCTGGTGCAAGTCCTCTTCATAGGCTTGCCCAAGTGGAACCTCTTCATGCCCTCCGCCGACATATTCGATACATGCGAATGCGGTGGCAGGGTCGGAGAAGTCAACTTTCTCGAAGTGTTGTTGGAAAAGGTCGTTCGGGCTCCAAGAGATTATCCCCTGCAGTTGATCAATCATCGTTCGGATGAGGCCAATCGCAAGTTCAGCTCTTGCGTTGGCAATCCTCAGATCAACTTCGATTTCTTCAAGTTTGGTTTCCAAGTTTGTCCCTTCCTGTTCTCAGCATATCGATTCTTGCAAAATCACCATGCCGCTTGCGGGAAGGGGCGTCTACCTGTCGAGGCGAATTCCCGTTCGCCCAGACAAACAACGACAGCTGCACACCGGTTGATGTTTTCCAAGACTTCCGAGTGCGCTTCTTCATTTGAGTATCCTTCAGTGTCTCGCTGCTACGCCCCAAACGTAGCGAAGGACAGTTCGAATGTGCGTCAAAACAGTTTCCAGAAACGGAAAAAGAGTTTCCGAGGATAAGATGAGTAACGTCGCGTTAATCGAAGCAAAACAATGGGCTGATGCGCTGATGGAAGCCGAATGGCGCGGTCGCAAAGACCGTGACGGGCCTGTCAGGTACCGGTTGTCAAAGAAGACGGGTGTTCCCGAAAGCTACCTCTACCGCCTTCAATACAAGACGGCAGAAATGAAGGACGTGGCCGGTTCAGTCTACCGGTCGCTGATGTTGGCATATGAGGATTTGTGCCAGCGAAATGAGAATGCCGCCGACGCGATGCGCGAGCAGCGGCAAGCACTAAGGATCACCAATGAAGTTAATCGGGAGCCTGTTTCGGCGGGCTAGGGAGTGGATTTTGCTCAATTACGAGCGGTCCCGACACAATAAGAGGAATCGAAAATGACCGCAGAAGCAGGACACAATTCCGATTTGACGCCGGGCGAACTGAAAGCCCTGAAGTTCCACCATTTCAATGCAATCTCAGCACAGCGCGCTCGTGTTGCTGTCGAGCAAGCAGAATACAAACGGCTCCGCAAGCTCGCCAAGGCCGACAGCATTCCGCTTTGGCAGATCGACCACATGTTCAAGTGTTCTGATGTCGAGGATCCTGACATCATTCCAAACCGGATCAAGGATGAAGCCGAGATCGCTTCGTGGTTTGCGCTTCCGATCTATTTCCAGCCCGACATGTTTGGTGTCGATCGCGAGCCAGGTGAAGACCGGGCAGAGCGGGAAGGGGAGGCTGCAGGTTTTGCCGGCAAAGACTGTGCTCCTCCATATGAAGCCACCAGCCCGATGGGCAAAGCGTGGCTGGCGGGATGGCGCAAGGGTCAGGACGAGCAGTTGGCTGCCTTCCAATCGGCAATGGAAAAGAAGAACGCGGCCATGCCCGAGCAGGGTGAACCCGACTTCCCGGATGGGGAGTAAGCGCCATGGAAACTCTCAAGATGCGCGCCAAGCGGATAGTGTCGGAAAGCCCGGCGCTGGCAAAGGAAGTTGCCCTCTTGTTGCAGGCGGAAGGCCCAACACTCACTCCAAAGCAGTTGAAGGCACTGGATTTCCTTCGTGAGTTCCGCGCCAAGCACGGTGTTTCTCCCACATACAACGAGACTGCCGACGCTTTGTGCGTGTCCAAGACTGCGGCGTTCAACCTGATCTCCCGGCTTCATGAGCGTGGTTTCATTCAGATGATGCCAAACCGCAGCCGGTCAATCGTGCTGCTGGAGGCGGCGTGATGCAGAAGCTCCAGCCCACACGCGAGCGCCGAAAGAATTTGAAGCAGCAGTTTCTCGACTTTGTGGAAGCAAATCCCTTCAGCAGCGCAGAAGAAATTGCGGCAGCTCTCGATTGCAGTTCTGCCTATGTCCGGGCCACTTCCCGTCGCAATAACAAGCCGCTTCTTCGCCGCAACAAGATGAGAACCGCAGCACCAACAAACTGGCTGCGCCTTTCGGACAGCATTTATCGTGGCTTGAGAAAGCACTCGGAGGCTCGCTGCACGACCGTAAACGAACTAGCCGAGCGGATCCTTGAAACCTGCATCAGCGAGAAAATGATCGACGCCGTTCTGGATGACGAGGTCTCGGCATGAACGAGAAGCCCCTCACACCACTACAGGTAGGAATAGGCGCGGTCCTGCTGATAGGCGCCGCAGCCTTCATCCTCGGTCCAATGATTTTCGGCATAGCGGGGGTTTGAATGACAGTCGTCGCTTCAAACTATGCCCGCGAGGAAAACGACCTTTATCAAACCGAACCATGGGCGACGGAGGCGCTGCTTCGGAACTTCCCTGTCACCGGCAAATCGGTGTGGGAACCGGCTGCAGGTAACCACCTTATGGCTGATGTACTCATTGAGCACGGCGCGGAAGTCAGAACATCAGACATTGTAATCTACGACCGGCCTCATAATGAGATCGTGGATTTCCTTGCTTCCGAAGCATCGGCAGCCCTTTGGTGTCCTGATGCGCTGATCACGAATCCACCTTATGGGAAGGGTAATCGGCAGGCAGTCAAATTCGCAGAGAAAGCACTGCAGTATTGCTCCGGCACTGTCGCGCTTCTCCTGACTGCCAAGTTCGACTTCGGCAAAACCCGCCGTCACCTGTTCGCAGACAATCCCCGCTTCGTTGCCAAGATCAATCTGATTGACCGGATCCAATGGTTCCCCGGGGATTCTAGCGGAACTGAAGATCACGCCTGGTACGTCTGGGGACCGACTCCACTCATCCGAACAAAGCCGGTCATTTTTTATGAGGGGAGGCAAGCCTAATGCTCATTCTCGCATTCGATCCCGCTCAGACGACCGGCTATGCCTATTACGATGATCAGGCACCATTGGCTGCCATCGAGGCCGGAACAATCAAATGCATTGGTGAAAGCTACGAGGACAAGGCCGCATCGCTCGGCCGGGCGCTGGTCAAGATCATCAAGACCAAACGGCCTGACTTCATCGCCATTGAAATGCCCATCCGCACACAGCCAGGACAGCAGAAGCGGAACGTGAAGTTCATGGGCGAGGAACAGCAGGTCCAGGCAGGCGGTTCCGGTCTCAATGCCGTCATCTCATCCAACCAACTCGTCGGCGCGATCTCGGCCATCGTCGGAGCATACAACATTCCTTTCGTCACCATTCCATCGGTCACATGGCGCAAAGCCTTTCTTGGATTCGGAACGCATAAGGGATGGGCGCGCAAGGATTGGAAGAAGGCGGTTCGCGATCGCTGCGCATCTTTGCGGATTGTTGTCACCAATGACGACCAGGCCGACGCCGTTGGAATTGCCTTCGCCGGTTCGCATCACCAAGCCGTGCGTGTTCTCAAAGCTCGAGCGGCATAACCCCAGTCACTATCGGAGCACTCAATGAAAAACCGTCTACTCGATCTCAACAACCATCTGTTTAGCCAGATGGAACGCCTGACAGAAGAAAATCTCACCTCTGAGCAGATCGAACAGGAGGTGAAGCGATCCGAAGCTATCGTCGCAGTGAGCGAGCAGATTATCCGCAACTCCGATCTAGCGCTCAAAGCGGCGAATTTGGTTGCTAATCACGGCGACAGGTTCAAGCCAATGCTGCCAACCATATTCCGGCCGACTGAGATGATCGAGGGCTCCACCAGCGATGGGGCCGCTAAATGAAAGGCAATTGGATCACATATAGCGCAGAAGAAATTGCCTGGCTGGACGTAAACCGAACCCTGGTCATCAGTGAGTATCACCGAGCATTCTGCGAGGCGTTCGGACGGCACGATATTTCGGCAGCCAATCTTCACGCTCTACGCAAGCGGAAGGGGTGGAAAACCGGGCGCACTGGCTGTTTCCCCAAGGGCGGCGTTCCCGCCAACAAAGGCCAGAAGATGCCCTTCAATCCTAACAGCGCACGGACACAGTTCAAAAAAGGGCAACGCCCGCATAACACCAACTATCTGGGCCATGAGCGCATCACCAAGGATGGTTATATCGAGATAAGCGTCGACGAGAGAAACCCTCATACAGGTTTTGAGCGCCGTTACGTCCAGAAACACCGTTATCTTTGGGAGAAGATAAACGGCCCAGTTCCGGAAGGAATGTTTCTGAAATGCCTGGATACCAACCGTCAAAACACTGATCCGGCAAACTGGGAACTGATGCCTCGCGCAGCGCAGGTCTATATCGGAGCTCGGTTCGGCATAAACTACGAAGCGGCCGAACCCGAAGTGAGACCCGCTATCATTAAGTTTGCCAAACTGAAGCATGCGGCGAAGGCGGCGAAGTCCAAGACGAGGTCGCCATGACATTCCAAGCAGCCTTCGATTTCATGCGTCCTACCTTCGCATCAAGCGACCCGACGCGGTTTCGCATTGATCTGACTGACAAGGCATATGGTCCGTATTGCGACATAGCCGTGATGCAGAACGACGACGGAACCTGGGCGAAGCAAATCGGCTATCAGATAAGCTACATGGGTATGGGCGGACCATTCTACGGTTCATATCGGTCGGCCGAAGCCGCGCTCGAATCCGCCGTCGAATACTTCCGGCAATCGTTTCAGCGCACTCTCGACAATCCATGTTCAGTACAATCCGACAAAGATAGAATTCACCTTCGGCGCTTGCTGGAATGGATTGAGAGTATTTCTGCATGAGCGACCAAACGCCAATCCGCAACATTCCCAAAGATATCGAAGCCGAGGGCGGCCTGATCGCTTCCATACTCGTAGACAACACGATTTACGACGCCGTCTCGCGCATGATCGAACCGCAGCACTTCAGCGAAAAGCTATACGCTGAGGCTTTCACCATCATTGGCAACATGTTGAAAGCGGGCAAGTTCGTTTCAGCAGTCACGCTCAAGAGCAAGCTTCCAGAGCACCTGCTAATTGTTGAGGGGCTGACGGTCGGTCAGCTCTTTCTCTCTATGACACAGCACGCTATCGGTTTGGCAGGTGCGAGGGGTTACGCCGAAGTCATCCACGAGATGTGGATTCGCCGGCAATTGATCGTTGCCGGCGAAGATCTGACCGCCACTGCCTACAATCTGCCGCCGGAAAAGAACATCATCGATGAGGTCGGCGCGATTGAGGAAAAGCTGGTCGAGATCAGGGCGGAGCGCTTGCGGGAAACCACAAGCATTGCCATGGGCGCCCGGTTCATCGAAGGCCTCAACATGGCCTACCAAGCCAAGGAGATTAAAGGCGTCGGCATCTGCCTGCCGGAGATATGCGAGGTTATTTCCGAGCCCTGCTTCGAGGCCGGCAATCTCTATGGCCTGTTGTCTTCGTCGGGTGAAGGCAAGACCAGCCTGACACTGCAGCAAATCTACCACGCCCTGATCAATGGTCACCCCGTCCAGTTCCAAAGCTATGACCAGAGCCAGGACCAGTGCATCCGCCAGATGGTGGCGCAGGTTTACGGCATAGAAGCCCGCCGGCAGCGTTCTGGCGATATCAGCGAGAAAGAGTTCGGCGAGGCAATGGAACTGGCGCAGTGGCTCGACCGCAGCCGACTGTTCGAGGTGATCGAATGCAACGACGAGAATGCCGCCCAGCTATCAGGCTACGCCCGCAACTTCGTGAAGCGCCGCGGTAACGGCCGTGTTCCGCTCATAGTCACCGATCACATTGGTTCAGTTTCCCCCAGGACGGACGACCAGCGTGCTGACGAAGGCACCAAGGCGAAGAACATCAACAAGGTGTTTAAATCGACAGCCAAAAGCTTGAATGCTGTCTGGTTGGTGCTGAACCAACGCAACTCGAAAGGCATGAGCAGAGACAATCCCCGCCCGATCGCTGCCGATCTCTACGGAGGCGAGGGCGCCAAGCAGGCATACGATGCCGTCATGTATCTCTACCGGCAGGAGAAGTTCAAGGCCGAGCGTGTGGCCACAGCTGCCAACGATCGCGACTGGAAGACTATCAACAAGGTGTTTGCCGCGAATCCCGAGGGCATTGCCGAGCTCGGTGCCGTGAAGGTTCGTTTTGGTAATCCTACTATCACCACCCGTGTCGATTTCGAAGCGAGGTTCACCCGCTATGTCTCCCAACGCACGATCGAACAGCCGGAGTTGATTTGATGAACTGCATTGCTGCCTGTGCCGTACCCGTTCCCCTTGGCTATCATGCCATGTGCCGGTTCAGCCATAACGCCAAGCCATGGCCGATCATGGATGGCGACAAACCTAAGGTGTTCACCGTTCGCGCCGATGCGCTCATAGCTGCCCAACAGCACGTAATCGACCATATCAATGGAACAATGCGCAGAGATGGCGTGACGCTCTCAGCGGCCCTATCTGAAGCCGAGAAGCTATTCCGTCCGGTCATCCGCAAGGCTGGCAGGAAAGCAGTCGTTGTCGAGATGAGGGCAAAAGCGTGAGAATGTGGTTTGCATACGAGTTATCAGACGCCGGCGTATGGGAGGCGGTCTGCTATCGCGTCAACTATGGTGATCCTGCATTGGATGATCGCCCGAGGACAAATCTTGTCGCTGTTCCAGCAAGTTGCATCGGCGACGACGGCGATCCACTCTTTGGCAGACTACGCGAGCGCTTCCCGCTGGAGGTGGTGGAGGGATGAAAGAGCGCATTCAATCCATCTGTGGCGAATACGGCGTTTCAGTCATAGACGGGCGTCGGTATCCCGATCTGGGCGAAACACGCGCTGTGGCCACTCTGGAGAGAATTGCGAGGCGTTTCGGAGAAGGGCACTTGAGATTGGTCCTGTCCACCCTGGCGGAGACGGCCAACAACAAGGCGCTGCTCGATGAGGTGGGTCTGTGGATGGCCTCGGACATGATCCGGGCATGTGCCACGATCGTAGAGACGAGAACGGGTGATTGGCTGGAAACATGGGACGCTATGCCATTGGGACAACTGCAGTTTATTACACATGATTTATCTGGCGTCGTATCGCAGCGTCATGCCCTCGGTGGTATGGTCTACGAGCGGATATATAGGCGTTTCGGACCGAATGCGGATCAGCTCGATTTGCTAGACGACAGGAGAAGGCCATGAATATTGGAGACATTGCCGAACGCTTGATCGAGGCAGCCGAGATTGCGCGCTACAGTTATGATCCTGTCGGGCCGAAAAAGCTCAAGGCTCAAGCGCTGCCATACATGCATTCTACCGCTGACAAAAACGGATGGGGAAGTGAGCGTCTGGCCGAGGAACGTAAGGAGTTCTGGCAAAGCCTTTCTCGCAGTCCCACGGCCAGGCAGGTCTCGGAAGCAGAAGAGGCGTTTTCATGGCTTGCCTTGGTCAGTGACGAGGGGCAAAGATCAGCGTTGTCAGCATGGGTCGATTGCCATGTTGTCGGACGGCGATTCTTCAAGGATTGGTGCTTCGCAAACGGCATCCATCCCGAGACTGGCAGAAGGCGAAAAGACCGCGCATTGTTCGCAATTCTGGGCCATCTCGTTCGTAAGCCATTGGTAAAGAACGAGAATGACGATTTCGGCCTGTTGCTCGGTGACCCCGAAATAGACTACTTTGCAGATAAGATCAGGGACCGTGTCAAAAAAGACGGCATCTCCGCATGGTGGCAGGATGGAGCGTTCCAACCGATTATCGCTGGCGCCGAACACGACTTCTCGTGGGCCGATAAGCGAAACGAACAGAGACGTCAGCGCCGCGCAGCAATGCTCAAGAAGCAGGCGGCTTAAAGTTGCACTGCGATCGATCTTACCAGTTGTTTCAGATGGTCCGGCAGTAGGTTCGCCGTATTTCTTGATGCGGCCAAATTGAGAAGTGCGATATCAAGAGCTTGGCGATGAATGAGCCTGAAAGCTACCTTGCCGGATTCTATGTCTTGGTATGTCCTGTAAGGCAGACCCATCGCAACCGCCATCTCGGCCTGGGTAGCACCGAAAGTCTTGCGATAATCGGACAGAGATCGGATAACCTCGTTCATTGAATTGTCCCTCGTCATTTGTTACATTGGGAACCGGTGAATATTGGTAGTATCCACCGGCCCCCAGTTTAGCGGCTAACGGAGAGTGTCAATCTCCATTTGCCGAACCGGATTTGGAAGGTGAGCTTTACGCTCATGGTGTCCTCCTAATCCCCGAAGCTTGAGTGCTTCGGTAAAATGACTATGCACGGAAACCGTGTTAGAGTAAAGCGTAAAAGCACGAAAACCGTGTAAATAAATCAAGCCGTCTGGAGCAATCCGGGCGGCTTTTTCAGTTCAGGACGGCGACAGCGCAAGTCGAGACGGGCAGCTATTGCGAGCAAGGCCTTGTCCAGTCGGTTAAAAGGCAGGGGAAATCCCGCGTAGACTGCCAGCCTTCGGGCCCAATTACGGTGCGTCCTGAGATTTTCTTATGTAATCGGTTGGCTGCATCTGCGGCGAACTAATTACATAATAAGAACCAAAGCGCGACGGCGCACCGGGATCGAGCGTCAAGCTGTCAGACCTGCGACGATCTAAAAGAAATGCAGGCAGGGAACTGGACCCTTCACAAGAAACCAGCATCCGCCCCGCCTAAGTGCGGGGTTTTTTAATGAAGCAACGCTTGGCGCAGGTCGTCCAGCAATACCAGCGTCATAGGGGCTGCCTTGTCCTTCGCCATTTCCATGTAGTCGTGTAGTGCCGCTGAATACTGGCCTTGTTCAAGAGCGCCGTTGTGTTGCAGGCAGATGACCAGCATCTGAAACGCTGCTGTGACCGCTGACATATGCGCGGCAATGACTTCATGTTCGGGTGACAATGCTGGTTTTGGCATGACGTTTCTCCGTGTTTCATCGCACGCTATCACATTTCAAAAGGCTGACCATGGACCTCTCACTTGCTCGCGAGATGATGGGTTATGCGGCCGAGCTGCTGAAGTACCGCTGTCCAGATGATCTGCCTGGAATAAGGGTCGAGCCAGAGCTCGAATGCCTGGGTCAAATACGCTGGTCGTGGCTACGCCCGCCGGTCATAGCGTTGCGACATTGGCGAGACGGTAACCTTGGGGATCAGGGTGTTCTCGTCCACGAGATCGTGCATCACGTCCAGCGCTGCAACGACGTCGATATGCATGGGAACACCTTTTACATCTACGACAAGACAGAGGTGGAAGCGATCACTGTCCAGTGCCGGTGGCTGCAGTCAAAGGGTGAAAACCCGCGAGACCATCTGTCCGAAGCTGCTGTCTACAAGATGACCGGCGACAAAGAGTTCGCAAAACTGGAATGGTTGGGAGTTGCACATGAGATGGACCAAAGGCGAGCCTGAACCGGCAATGGCTGATCCCATCCTTGTCACCCACAAGGAGCACGGTCTGATGCTGGCGACATGGCAGGAGCATCGCGGATCCTACATCGGCGTGAAAGCGACCGGTGACACGCATGGCCCATTCTTTCACGGCATCATTGAGCCTGGCACGATAACGAAGTGGTTCAAGCCATCATGAACAGACGAAGCATTCTAATTGGTCAGGTTCGCACGAAACCATTCTGCGCCACCTTCATTCACTTTATACGTCGCCCAATCTGAACCACGCGTCAGTTCTACAACCAAAAGGCCATCGTCATCGTCCATCTCTTTTCTCAGAATGTCACGAATAGTGGAGGCTGGTCCTTTCAAAGAGCCGAACCACACTGATTTCAAAGGCGAGACGCATTTCATATTACGAAGAGCTTTGATGAGACTGTCGTAGTTTCGGAACTTCCGCAGATCATAGCTAATCAAGTAGGCTGGCATGCCCAAAGCTCCTTATTTTTTCTATTAGGTGGACTGCATTGGATGGGCAAAGGTCGAAATAATCAACTATCCATTTACGAGAGACTTCTTTGAATGTTCATATCTCGCCCAATGCCACCGGAGACCATAATATCCATCGATGCCAGAATAGCCTTTGCTCCCGCTCCCGAACTGGTTGAGTGGGCAACGGCTACGTTCATCAACGATGACGGCAAGCTACACAAACCGGATCACTTACATTTGCAGTCTGCTTCGATCGGCATGCTCTGGACCAATGTCAGCAAGAGCCGCATCTTTGAGTTCGCCCGGCTGGAATGGCTCTAACCAAAACCGCTGTCTATTTTGAGGAAGAAGACTGCCGAACTGCCTCACGCCATTGCAGGGAAATAGCCTCTGGCTCTTCGGTTACCAGGATGCAGAAGTGACTGGGGCTCTGCGGTCCTACCGTGTGAATGGTTGTGTGTTGTCCGTCTGGATACTTCTGAACCGCTATGATTGCGAATGGGTTGACATAGACAGGCTGTCCATCACTCGACGTGAACTTGAGCATTCTTTGGCCTCCGGATTTGGCGTCGTAGGTACTAAGCCAGTCCATGAATTACCATCACGTTAAGCGGCACTCCTTTGACCTACCCAACCCGCGATAGGATACAGGCTTTCACTCATACCGGATCGCCGGGAACAGTCGCCGCGAATGACATGTACGGGCTGTGAAGTGGGCAAGCGGGCACCTAGGGATTGACGACAGCGGGCCTTTTCAACGCCTTAAGGCGGTTCACAAGGGTTTCAAATTGGTACACTGACTTCAGAAGTTCTTTTGCAAGCTCAATGGCGAGCTCGGCTTCCACTTCGGTTATCTGGTCATAATCTTTAGCCTCGACGTGCGCCGCATCATTTCCAAGAATGCGAAGTTCATCGGCGGCAGACAAAAGCTCGGTTGGGATAACTGCGACAGAGCTCAGACTTTCAATGCGTGCCTTCAGGTTGTTGCCCGTGGCGTTCTTGTTATCGCACAGCTCTTCCAATACCCGTCTCACCATCAAAGCTGACGCCTTGTAGCACCCCACGGAATGGCATTTGATGGCCTCTTCCAGACTCAACAATATAGGTTGGGGCAGATTGGTCGCGTCAAAGTCTATAACTTCCGGCGGATAGCTGGTAACGCGCTCTGTCCCGGCATCTCGAGACACGAAAACCAGGCCTTTACAATCATTGTTTGGACATTCGCGTAAACCCGCAAATGATTGGATTTGGTATGCGCCGCCGTTCGGGCGCTGTTTGTTTACTGGTCCCCACTGGATATCATTAACATTGTTGTAACCGCTAAACGCTCCCGAATGTCGGCAAATGGGGCATTTGATATTAATAACCGATGTTGCAACGAGTGTTACTCCTTTGGGAAATATAGCAGTCATACTGTGCTCCGATTGGTGGGTGTGCCATTTCTATACATCTCCCCAATGTGATTTAGCGAGCATATTCTGAAGGCACGTCTTGACTTCCCCAGCCCAGAAGCGACGGCATATCGCAAGCTGTAGAAGAGCGCAGCATTGACACATAGAAGCTAGCCGTGGGCCAGATCGTCCGCATTGCCGGGATCATCGGGTTGTTAAAAGATGTTTCTGATAAACGGCAGGCCATCGCCACCTTGAGCATCAGACCTGGCCTTATCTAACAAAGATTCTCGCCTTCTGCGTGAGCGATTTGCGATCAGCTTGAGTGCTGTGCGAGATATGCGGAAACGACCGCAACCAGGGCAATCGAATTCTGCGTAGTCGCCAACGGTTGGGATCACCTCAACCGGTTCGTCAGAAATAGGGCATGTCGTGCTTGTCATTGACTGCCTCCTCCAAGGCGTGAGCGCTATCAACAGCTTATCCATTCAGAAAGCAAGCGAGTTGCTTGTCCCACGATGAAAGCAGCACGGTCTTCTTAGCAGTGGATGGAAGAGGGCAAGCGGGATTAATACCGAGCTAGAGCAGGCCAAACGAAACCAAGAATGGGTGTATCCCCGCTAACAGAGCGCCTGTCGCACCGATCGTTGCCAAGGTGAGTTCATATCCTCGAAGCTTCAACTGCTTGTAGACGTAGACTTTGCCATCCTTCCAATGAAGGTTGCCATCGTCATCCATCTTGAAGTTGTCGAGTTCATTCATGCTGATTGATCGTAGTGCCATGGTGCCCTCCGTCTATAGTAGAAATCCATAAGGCGCGATTGAATGGCTCTCAAGACCCTCAAGCCCAAGGTTGGGATGCTTGCCCCACGGCTAAAGCGATATACACCAGGTGACGAGACAGAGCGCTCACGCTTCAGGGACGAAACCCAGGCTTGGAGACGCTGGTACAAGACAGCCAAGTGGCAGAAGCTGAGATGGTCGGTACTGGTCAGGGATAAGTTCACCTGCCAGATGTGCAAGAGGCTGGAGCCCAACACGTCGCAGTTGGTATGTGATCACGTCGAACAGCATCACGGTAACGAAGAAGCATTTTGGTCCGGTCCATTCCAGACCCTCTGCAAGACCTGTCACGACAGCATAAAGCAGAAGCAGGAGCGCCGCTCAGCTCTCTAGGTATCCAGGGTTCATCGCTACCCTCTCGGCAACATATCCGAATGCTTCGACCAAGAAGCGCGGCCTTGGCGCTGAGGTCGGATGGCGTATCGTATATCGAAGGGCATACGAGCTTTGTTGTCCATGAAGGAAGGCAAGGTCGGCCAATGCCTTCGACAGTACTGTGTTCGGCTCGTGGCTGAAGTCGTCGTTTACCCATAGGCCGCTTTCTCTGGCCTGCTCCCATACCAGTGCTGCTGCAGAGAATACCTCGTTTCGCAGGCTGGTATTTTCGCTTGCATCCCAAAGACGCACAAGGTCATGGCCGTACTCTTTCCGGACTGAGTCTTGGTCGCGACCGAGCCGAATGAACGGATACTTCAAAAGCAGTTCGACACCATGCGACAGCAAGTGGAGGGCCGGCGTCTGTAGCATTCGCCCTTGGTTCTTCCATTCATCGGAATCGGTGAGAACGCGCGCAGCGCTTAGGTACCGATGCGCTCCCGCTATGAACTGACCGGCCTCGGTCATGAAGAAATGATCATCGGGATCTGACATGTCGCCTCCTAAGCCAATCCCTTTCAACCTAGGTGGGGGGTGGGTCCAAAGTCCAGAGGCCTGCGACGGCTAGACCCGCGTCGTAGTCATCAACATATTATTTTTTTGGAGCACTGATTTTCAGCCATGGCCGGAAACAAAAACAGCGGTCGCCCAGAGTTTGAGCCGACGGACGAAGAACGCGAGAAAGTCCGTGTTCTCAAGGCCGGCGCGATGTCAAATGAGGCGATAGCAGAAGTTATCGGCATATCTGAACCTACGCTGCGTAAGCATTTTTCTTCGGAACTGGATAGGGCGACTGCGAAGGTGAGGGCTGATTTGCTCATGGCTCGTTATCGATCGGCGATGGGCGGCAACGTTTCGGCTCAGAACAAGATGATTGAACAGGTTGCAGCGGTTGATGCGCAAGCACGTCGCTCACCTGAGAAGGCGGAAAAGCCGGTGAAACTTGGCAAGAAGGAAGAGCAGAAGAATGCCGCCCAGGCGATCAGCGGCAAGTTTGCTCCACCCGAGCCGCCTAAGCTGGTCGTAGACAACCGATAAATGAACGCACATCCGAATTGGAGCACCGCTTGTCCTGATTGGGAGAAGCGCATCGTAGCGCGTAAATCGTTGATACCTTGCGCTCCTTTGTTCCCATCCGAGGCGGAAGCCGCGCTTGAGGTGTTCAAATCACTCAAGGTTGTGGATCTTCCACAGACATTTGACCCGGCTACAGGAGAATATCAGTATCCAACCTTCGGTGAGGTATCGGAGGAATGGGTATTTGATTTCGTCCGAGCCGTCTTCGGAGCCTACGACGCATCAACAGCCACCAGGTTGATTGAAGAGTTCTTCCTGCTAGTCAGTAAGAAGAACGGTAAATCAACGCTGGTTGCAGGTATAATGTTGACGGCGCTTATTCGGAACTGGCGACATTCAGCAGAATTGCTGATCCTGGCGCCAACTCGGGAAGTTGCTGACAACTCATTCAAGCCGGCGGCGGATATGGTCCGGGCAGACGCTGAGTTGGTAGACCTGCTCCACGTTCAGGACAACCTGAAGATGATCACGCACCGGCTCACGAGGGCTGTGTTGAAAGTGGTTTCTGCAGATGCGACCAGCTCGGCCGGCAAGAAGGCGGCGTTCGTACTTGTTGAGGAACTATGGCTCTTCGGCAAAAAAGCAGGTGCCAGCGCGATGTTGCAGGAAGCGACCGGCGGTCTGGTGTCCAGATCGGAAGGCTTCGTCATCTACATCACGACGCAATCGGACTCTCCACCTGCTGGTGTGTTCAAGGAAAAACTCGATTACGCCCGCTCTGTTAGAGACGGGGAGATTGAGGACAAGAGGTTTCTTCCTGTCCTGTATGAGTTTCCGAACTCCATGATCGAGAGCAAGGCATATCAGAAGCCCGCGAATTTCTACGTGACCAACCCCAATCTGGGGAAATCGGTTCGCAAAGAATGGCTGGAGCGCAAGCTGGCAGCCGTGACCAGCGGTGAAGATGAAGAAGGGGATACGATACAGACCTTTCTCGCCAAGCATCTGAACGTCGAGATTGGAATGAATCTCCGGGCCAATCGGTGGCCTGGTGCAGAGTTTTGGGACAAGCGCGTCGATAAGAGCATAACCAAGGAATACCTGTTTGAGGTCTGTGACGCGATCGTGCCGGGTCTCGACGGTGGTGGTCTGGACGATTTGTTCGGGCTCACTCTTCTCGGGCGGCACAAAGTAACCCGGCAATGGCTCTGCTGGGCGCACGCATGGTGCCACAAGGGTGTTTTGAAGCGCCGCAAGAAGATTGCTGACAGGCTGAGAGACTTTGCCAAAGCTGGTGAATTGACAATTGTTGATGACGAACTCGAAGACATCTCAGCGATCGTTGACGTCATTAGGGAAGTAAAAGATCGAGGATTGCTCGCAATGGTTGCGGTCGATGCCGCGGGCCTTGGTGAAATGATCGAAGCGCTGGACGAGATCGGCGTGACCCAAGAGGCGGGGCTGTTAATCGCTGCACCTCAAGGCTACGCCATGATGAACAGCATCAAAACAGCAGAGCGCAAGCTGTCAAACGGAACGCTGATCCACAGCGGTTCGTCGCTCATGTCGTGGTGTGTCAGCAACCTCAAGATCGAGCCGACCGCAACAGCGATCCGCGCGACGAAACAGAACGCCGGAGACGGCAAGATTGATCCTGTCATGGCTCTATTCGACGCCGTGACGGTGATGAGCAGAAATCCGGAAGTGAAGCGCGAGCCGACCTACCAGATGATCTTTGCCGCTTAGGAGAAACCCAAATGAACCGCGCTTATTCCATCATGACCGTGAAAGCGGTCGATGAAGACCGTCGCGTCATACGCGGCACCGCCACGACACCAAGCCCTGATCGGGTGGGTGACATCGTTGAACCCCTGGGCGTCTCCTTCAAGAACCCCATGCCACTCCTCTGGCAACACAAGAACGACAAACCAGTCGGTCTGGTGAGGTTCGACAAGCCGACAAAGGACGGGATCACGTTCGAGGCAGAGCTTCCGACGATCGAGGAGCCTGGCGCACTGAAAGATCGCATCGATGAGGCGTGGCAGTCGGTGAAAGCCGGTCTGGTCGCCGCTGTGTCGATTGGCTTCCGGGCTGTTGAATATGCATTCCTCGATGACGGCGGCATCCGCTTCGTCAAATCAGAGGTCTACGAACTCTCTTTGGTGACGATCCCGGCGAATGCCGACGCCACCATTTCACTGATCAAGTCGATTGATGCCCCAGTGCTCGCCGCGACAGGCAATGAGCCAAAGGACAGCGATCGGCCTGTGCCTCCCGGCGTTACGGGGAAAACTACCCACAAAACGGTCAAACTCGTAAAGCCAGAAGGGAGAAAACCAATGGCTAAATCACTCGCGGAACAGATCTCCGCATTCGAAGCCACGCGCGTTGCCAAGGCGGCTCGCATGGAAGAAATCATGGACGCAGCAGCAGAGAGCGGTGAAACGCTCGACGCTGAGCAGGAGCAGGAATATGACACGCTTGCCGGTGAGGTGAAGTCTGTCGATGCTCACCTGAAGCGTCTGCGTGACATGGAAACTGTCAAGGCAGTGTCCGCAAAGCCGGTCAATGGTGTGAAAACCACTGATGATGGTGCAAACGTACGTGCAGGTACTGTCAAAGCGCCGAAGCAGCTCGAAAAGGGCATCGAATTCGCTCAGTTCGCTATCTGCCTGGGTGCTGCGAAGGGCAACCTGATGCAGGCTGAACAGATCGCCAAGTCTCGCTTCGGCGACAACGAGGCTCTGAACATCTCGTTGAAGGCGGCTGTTAACGCCGGCACAACCACAGACGCAACCTGGGCGGCCCCGCTGGTCGACACTTATCAGCGCTTTGCTGGTGATTTCGTTGAGTTCCTGCGGCCGCAGACTGTCATTGGTCGCTTCGGCGCCAATGGCGTTCCTTCTCTGCGTCGTGTGCCGTTCAACATCTCGATCGTCGGGCAGACATCGGGTGGAGCGGGTTACTGGGTTGGTGAAGGCAAGCCAAAGCCGTTGACCAAGTTTGACTTCAATGAGGTCACACTGCGTTGGGCGAAGGTTGCCAACATCGCGGTCATTACCGAGGAGCTGCTGCGCTTCAGCAATCCGTCGGCGGAAGCGCTTGTCCGTGATCAGCTTGCTGCTGCTCTCATTGCCAAGCTCGACGTTGACTTCCTCGATCCTGCGAAGGCTGCTGTGGCCAACGTCTCTCCGGCGTCGATCACGAACGGTGTGACGCCGATCGCATCGAGCGGCAATGACGCTGATGCCATCCGCGCCGATGTTCAGGCTCTCTTTGCCGCATACATCGCTGCGAATATGACTCCGGCTAGTGGTGTGTGGATCATGTCCGCAACGACTGCTCTCGCGCTGTCGATGCTGACCAACCCTCTTGGCCAGCCTGAGTTCCCCGGCGTCACGATGAATGGCGGCACCTTCTGGGGTATGCCAGTGATCGTCACTGAGTACACTCCGGACGGCTATGTCATCCTCGCCAATGCTTCGGACATCTTCCTAGCCGACGATGGCCAGGTTGTTATCGACGCAAGCCGTGAGGCATCCCTGCAGATGGACGATGCGCCGACCAACGCATCCAATCCAGCAACAGCCACGACGGTTGTCTCGATGTTCCAGACCAACAGCGTGGCAATCCGCGCTGAACGCTGGATCAACTGGCAGAAGCGCCGCCCGCAGGCCGTTCAGGTCCTGTCCGGCGTTGCTTGGGGACAGCCAGTCGTTCCGTAAGCAGTAAGCAATGCAACTCTGGCCGGGGGAAACTCCGGCCAGCTTCTTCAACTGGAGTGATCGCTATGAAAACTGGTAACGGCTACATGACCCGCGCCTTGAAGTCGAACGATCCGCGATACGCACGGGTTCTTTCAAAGCTGGGCTACAATCGCTCCGACATGGTTGCTGAGAAGGCTGTTCCAGCTAAGCAATCAAGCCTTGCTGAGCTCCGCGCTGAATATCAGCGGATTGTCGGCAAGCGTCCCTTCAATGGTTGGGATGCATCCGAGCTTCGCGCCAAAATTACTGCCGCCAAAGGAGAATAGTTGATGCGCCTCTTTGGCCTGAACATCACGCGCGAAAAGGCGCTCTCCGGCGTCGACAATCGCGGCGGATGGTGGCCGTGGGTACGCGAGCCCTTTCCAGGCGCGTGGCAGCAGAATGTCGAGATCAAGTATGACTCCGTCCTGTCGTATCATGCTGACTTTGCCTGCCGGACGCTGATCGCCTCCGACATTGCCAAACTGCGGATCAAGCTTGTCGCACAGGATAGAGACGGCATCTGGAGTGAGACCAAGAGCGCGGCCTATTCGCCGGTGCTTCGCAAGCCGAACGACTTTCAGAACCGCATTCAGTTCATGGAATCATGGGTGCTGTCGAAGCTACAGAAAGGGAACACCTATGTTCTCAAGCAGCGCGATATGCGCGGTGTGGTGGTCAAGCTCTATGTGCTCGATCCGACCCGCACTACGCCGCTCGTTGCGGATGATGGAAGCGTTTTCTACCAGTTGAGCACCGACAATTTGTCTGGTGTTGAGAACGGCCTCATCGTGCCAGCGCGCGAGATCATTCACGACCGGTTCAACTGCTTCTTCCATCCTCTTGTTGGCCTATCGCCGATCTTTGCCGGCGGGCTTGCTGCCATGCATGGACTGGCGATACAGAATAGCTCGACCTCATTCTTTTCGAACGGCTCGCAGCCGAGCGGTGTGTTGACGGCGCCCGGCTCAATTAGCGATGAGACAGCAGAGCGTTTGAAGACAGCTTGGAAAGAGAAGTTCAGCGGCAAAAACGCCGGTAACGTCGCTGTTCTGGGTGATAATCTCAAATACGAGCCGATGACTGCCAAGGCTACGGATTCACAGCTTATCGAGCAGTTGAAGTGGACCGCCGAAGTGGTCTGCTCGACCTATCACGTGCCGCCTTACAAGATCGGTGTCGGCGCTGTTCCGGCCAATGCAAACGTTCAGGCGCTCAATCTCGAATATTATACCCAGTGCCTACAAATCCTGCTCGAATCCATTGAGCTTTGCCTGGATGAAGGACTTGGGACAGGTGAGGGCCTTGGAACTGAGTTCGACACTGACAATCTGCTGCGCATGGACAGCGTCACTCAGATGGAAGTGCTGGACAAGTCCAAAGGCATCATGACACCGAACGAACAGCGCAAGAAGCTCGACCTTAGGCCCAAGCCTGGCGGCGAAAGCCCGATGCTCCAACAGCAGAATTTCTCGCTGGAGGCTTTGGCCAAGCGTGATACGCAGGCTGATCCGTTTGGAAATGACACGACATCGGCACCCGTAACCGAAACCGACAAGCAATTCAGCCCTGAGCGCGCAAAGACTATTTTCGCTGGGCGCCGTGAATTTCGAAAGGCTGCATAATGAACTTCCAAGAGGCGTTTGACGCAGGATTTGATGCCGTCAAAACTTACGTAGAGCGTTCGTTCGACGCCTATGAAACCCGGTTGGCTTTTCTAGAACACCGATTGGATAACTTGCCGGCGCCAAAAGACGGCAAAGATGCCGATATGGATGAAGTTCGCACGATTATCTCAGACAAGATTGGCGAACTAAAATCCGCCATTGACGCTATCGAGCCGGTTCCTGAATTACCCGATATTTCGGCAATGGTTGACGCCGCTATTGATGCTCGCTTGTCAGTAAAGGACATGGACAAGAGTATCGAAGATGTTGTTCGGATGGTGGTGGCCGAAATTCCTGTTCCAAAGGACGGGATTGATGGCAAGGATATTGACCCAGAATTCATCAAGACTTTGGTTGATGATGCTGTAAAGGCGATCCCATCCCCACAGGACGGCAAAAGCGTCACTATCGAAGATGTTGCACCGCTCATAACCGCAGAGGTCGAGAAGCGCGTCAGCGACCTTCCTGTGCCGAAAGATGGCAAGGACGGGATTGATGGTCGCGACGGTATAGACGGAAAAGACGGATTGCCGGGCATAAGGGGCATTGACGGGGCCGACGGGAAAGACGGGCTCGGCTTGGCCGGTGCTATGATTGACCGATCAGGCGAACTCGTTGTGACCCTGACCAATGGCGAAATCAAAAACCTCGGGCCCGTCGTTGGCAAAGACGTCGACGAAGCTGCAGTGATGCGCACCATTGAAGCCAAGTTCGAGGCACTGCCGAAGGCGAAGGATGGTATCGATGGATTGGGCTTCGACGACTTTGAGGCGACATTCGATGGCGGAAAGACCGTCACGCTATCATTCAAGCAAGGCGAACGGGTCAAGACCTTCGATTTCATATTGCCGATCATGGTTTACCGCGGCGTGTTCAAGGAAGGTGAGAAATACACCACTGGCGACACTGTGACCTGGGGCGGCTCGCTGTGGCATTGCGGAGAAGACACGAGCGACAAGCCGGAGACGACGAAGGCATGGACGCTGGCAGCCAAGCGCGGCCGGGATGGCAAGGATGCAGTAGTCCGGACCATCGAGACAAAGCCTATCGTGCGTGTCGGTGTTGCGAGCAAGAAGGAAGTCAACTGATGGTTGAACTTGCCACGCTCGAACAGGTGAAGCTCGCGCTGAAGGTTGATGCGGATGATGATGATGCCACTCTGGAATTGTTGATCAAGGCAGCGTCGGAGAGGATCGCTGGCTATATAAAAACGGACATGGCCAATCCCGTGCCAGACGCTGTGGTTGTCTCAACGATTATGCTTGTCGGATATATGTATAAAAATCCCGATAGCGATCCCTACAAGGACTTCCACCTTGGTAAGCTGCCGTATCCGGTGACGTCGCTGATTTACCACCTTCGCGATCCCGCTCTCGCATGACCTTTGGAGATATGTGATGGCGGCTACGCTCTCGGCTGGCAGTCTTGATCGAAAGATCACGATTCAGCGTTTCACGTCGACGGTGAACGAATACAATGAACCGGTTCAGGTATGGACTGACTTCATATCGTACCGCGCCCAGCGCAAGGATGTGTCGGACGGTGAGAAATATGCCGCCGGTGCAATCGGTTCGTCTCTCCGTTCCCGTTTCATCATTCGATCGACAGTCGATAGCCGCACCGTCACGCCGGTGGACCGACTTGTTCACGACGGCTTTACTTGGAACATCCTCGGCGTGAAGCAGTCCGACCAGGCGCGTGACCGCTTCATCGAGATCACGGCAGAGCGCAGGGCAGAGCCATAATGGCGCGCCGCGTTCATGTGGATGGCCTGAAGGAGCTTGATAAAGCTCTTGGTCAGCTTCCAAAGGCCACAGCCAAATCTGTTCTGCGCCGAGTCCTCAAGGATGCAGGAGAGCCAATTGCGCGGGCAGCTCGTCGGAATGCACCTATCGGTGACACTCATCATCTTCAGGAAAGCATCGACGTGTCGACCAAATTGTCTAAACGGCAGCGAGCGCTTCACAAGGAAGCGGGCGGAAAAGCGTTTCAGGAGATGTTCGTCGGTACCAATGACCCGGCCGGCGTACAGCAAGAATTCGGCAACGAAAACCACGGTGCGCAGCCATTCATGCGACCGGCTTGGGATTCGGAACAGGACAAGGCGCTCGAGATCATCGCCAACCAGCTTTGGACCGAGATCAAGGCTGGCGCCAAACGGGTAGCAAAGAGCAAAGCAAGGGCATCACGATAATGGAAGCTGCTCTTATCGCTCTGTTGCTTGCCGATCCTGGCGTGACCGCGGCTCTGTCGACACGCATCAATTGGGGCCGGAAACCTCAAGATGTCACCGTCAAGCCATATGCGGTCCTGCAGAAGATCAGCGGACTGCCCGACTACACCATGCGCGCACCGTCTGGATTGATTTCCAGCCGCATACAGATCGATTTCTACGGTGACACCTACACATCGACGCGGAAGGCTGCGAACGCTGTCACGGCCCTTCTGTCCGGGTATTCGGGCACCGTTTCCGGCAAGCTCTTCCAAGGCGTCTTTCAGGACTCCGATCGAGACTTACCCGCAGCGGACGCGGGCGACACCACAACGTTATTCCGCACTTCCATCGACTTCATCATCTGGCACGATTAGGAGAATCCAATGGCCGAAACCGAAGCAATGATTGGCTATGGCAGCCTGTTCGCCATGGCTGACCCCGAAACCCCAACCGTGTTCGTAGACATCGCTGAAGTCTATGACATCACTCCACCATCGGACACTGACGATCTGGTCGACGCAACCCACATGCAGAGCCCGAACCGCACACGCGAGTTCATTGCGGGCCTGACTGATCCGGGTGAATGCTCGTTCGAGATGAACTTCGTTCCGGGTTCTGCTGCCGATCTGGCCATCCAGGCAGCCAAGGGCAAGCGGATGATCTGCCGCATTACCTTCCCGAATGAGGTCACTTGGACCTTCACCGGCATCCGGCAGGGTTACGAGCCGGCAGTCCCGAACGAAGACAAGATGACGGCGACCGTTACATTCAAGGTCTCTGGTCCTCACGTCAACGGCGTTGCGGCATAGGTGATTGATGGCTAATCCACACCGGGGCCAAGTGGCCTTCAAGGCGGGCGACAAGGAATATACCTTGTCGTTTTCCATCAATGCGATGTGCGAGCTTGAGGATCACCTCGAGCTTTCCATCAACCAGATCGCGAACAAGGTCCAAGACCCGTCGCAGATGAAAATGAGCTACTTGCGCGCTATCATTTGGGCTGCCCTTCAGGACAATCATCCGGACATCGATCTGAAGACAGCCGGCGCTATCGCCTCTGAAGCAGGAGCGGTCGCGGTGATGGATGCGATCAAGGCATGTTTCGTCGCAGCATTCCCGGAACTGGAGGCAGGCAAGAAGTCGGACCCCAGGAAGGCAGCGAGGGCATAGACTGGCTTTCGCTGCATATTGGCTGGGTAGCCGCTGGAGAGGACAGCGAACGCTTCTGGCGGCTAACTCTGCGTGAAGTCAAAAGGGTGTTGAGCGGGCACCTTGAGCGAACACGTGTCAGGCGGAATGAGTTGATTTTTCTCGCATGGCATTCGGCAATGTTTCAGCGGTCCAAGAAGATGCCGAAGTTGAAAGACGTTGTAAGGTCTATCTCTCCCAAGACAAAGCGTCGTCAGACGGTCGAGGAACAGATTGCAATTGCCATGCACTGGACGAACAGGCTTACCAAGCACTAGTCTTTAAGTTGCTCGATATCGGCCTCGGCATCCTTCAGTAAGCCTTTGCAATCTTGCTTCGCAATGGGCTTGTCTGTGGTGACTGTCCCATGGCGCAACGCCTTGTCCAGCGCTGACACATCTTTGACCTTATAGGAAGTGTCTGGATCCGCCTTCATTATCGCCCGGCGGGCAGTCCCCATCCTGACCTCATAGATTTTTTCATCCTCGCAAACGAATGAGAGTTTCATGAAGTCCAAATACGATTTGACGATCTGGTCATTCTTCTGAACGTCACCAGGCGTTGAAGCCACCAACCCCAAAAACAACAGAACATTTAGCATTCCGAACTCCCCTCAGTGGAGCGCGGACGCTATCGCATGATATAATCCGGAGCAATATCCCATGGCATCAGCAGTAATCGGCGCTCTCCGGGTTAACCTCGGCATTGACAGTGCGGAGTTTTCCGACGGTCTCAAGAAGTCGAAAGACCAACTTTCCGCCTTCGGTGAGAGCATGGAGAAAACGGCGGGCAAGCTATCTTCAGTCGGTCAAAGCCTTAGCCTCTATTTGACTGCACCGCTCGTTGCATTTGGTGCCGCCGCTGTCGCCGCTGCGGGCGATTCTGCGAAAGCTACGGCTGCCGTTCAAGCCGCTCTGACCAGCATGGGCAACGGGGTAGGATACTCCCTCGAGCAGCTTCAAGACCTTGCTTCCGGGCTTCAGAATGTGTCGACCTTTGATGACGACGACATCATGTCGAAGGTTACGGCCAACCTTTTGACGTTCGGCAAGGTGACCGGCGACGTGTTCGCGCGCGCTCAGCAGTCAGCTCTTGATCTGTCAGCACGCCTCGGCACTGATCTGCAAGGCTCAGCCATTATGCTGGGCAAGGCTATGAACGATCCGATCAAGGGCATCTCGGCACTGACCCGCGTTGGCGTCTCGTTTACCGAGCAGCAAAAGGACCAGGTCAAGGCCATGATCAAGTCGGGCGATCTGCTCGGCGCACAGCGCATGATCCTTGACGAGCTCGAAAAGCAGTATGCCGGCCAGGCGGCGGCTCTCGCTGGTACGGATCCCGGCAAGATTGCATCCGCATGGGTCGCCATAGGTGACGCCATGGAGGGCATCGGCGCGGTTATCCTGCCGGTCCTTGGGCAGTTCGCGCAGTGGGTCAAATCCGTCGCCCAGGCATTCTCTGCCCTGACGCCCGAAACACAGCAATGGATCGTTATCGCGGGCGGCATTGCCGCTGCCATCGGTCCAGCGCTGATCGCGCTTGGCGTCATGGTCTCGACCATTGGCTCACTGCTTCCGCTGTTGCCAGCGCTCGGCGCCGCGATGTCAGCCGCATTTGGCCCGATCGGTCTGGTTATTGGCGGCGTTGCAGCGGCGTATCTCATATTCGGCGACAATGTCAGCGCCGCGGCCAAGGCAACCGCCGATTCAGAAGGAGCATACCGGAACAACATCGGTTTACTTGATGCCGCGAAATCGTCTTCTGAAGGCTACACTATGGCGTTGCGCAATCAGATTGCGATGCAGGTCGAAGCCGCGCGGACAGCCGCTATTCAGGCACAGGCCACTTCAGAGGCTGCATTTGACCGAGCAGCCAATTTTAGGAAAACGTTCGGTGGAGTGAAGTTCACGCCCTTCGAATATTTCGCAGATCAGAGCGACAAAGACGCGCTCAAGGCCAGCGAGGTCTATGTAGCGCTGAACAAGCAGCTCGCCGAAGTCGACAAGAACATGAAGGCAGTCAACACGACGGCTGTCACGATCACCCCGGCGCTTGCCGGTACTGGCAAGGCCGCTGCAGCCGGTGCCACCGAAGCGAAAGACGCTTGGGAGGGCCTACGAACCGTCTCCGATGGCGTTAAGGAAAAGATGGCGGCGCTTCAGCAAGAGACGCGTGCGATCGATGACGCATGGACAGAATTCGGCCGCGGCGGCAGAGACATCTTCGAAGGCTTGATCGATGGCACCATGACGTGGAAGGATGCGCTGAAATCAGCCATTCCAATAATTCAAGACTTGATCACGAACTTGATGAATGCGCAGAACCCATCCGGCTTCGGTGGGGGCATCTTCGGCAGCATCCTGAACGGTCTGACCGGGCTCGGCAGTGGTAGCTCAAGTTATTTCCCCCCGGCACCCAGTGGTGGTCTAGCCTTCGCAAGCGGTGGTTCGATCATGCCGGGCGGCGTCGGTGGGATCGATAGTCAGCTTGTGCAGTTCCGTAAATCCCCGAACGAACGCGTCGACATTACGAAGCCCGGTCAGCAACTGACATCTGGCGGCGGTTATACCGACAAGCGGACCTATACCATTGATGCCAGAGGCGCGGAGCACGGCGTTGAACAAAAGATACGCGCGGCACTCCAGGAGTACGATCGTCAGGTTCTGCCGGAAAGCATAGATCGCTTCCAAAATGACCCGCACCGGAGGGGATAATAGATGGCGTTTATTTTCCCCCTGTCGCTCGCTGCCTTCTTTGACAAGGCTCACGTCAAGACAATCAGCCTCACCATTGCTAATAATCAGGAATACACCGGTCTTGGCAGCGGACAGATCCTTACTGCGCAGAAAGCCCCTCCCGCGTGGATTGCCGATGTTTCGATGTCGAGCATGGAGCACGACTACGCGTTGGAACTGCAAGCCATCATCGAATCTCTGGATGGATCGATCGGTTCCTTTTATCTTTACGACCCGCGCAAGATATATCCAAAAGCGTACCCCAACGGCACGGGGTTGGTTATTCCAGCCGGGGGCATCAAGATCAACTCGATAGGTGCCAACAACAAATCGATCTCGCTTAAAAACGCCATGGCCAACCAAGTGTTTTCGGCTGGCGATCTCTTTCATTTCGATTATGCGACCGGTCCTGTTCGGCGGGCGTTCCATCGCATAATCGAAACGTCCAGTGCCAACGGGTCCGGCACCACGCCGGTATTCGAGATCCGTCCACATCTGCGCGTCGGAGTAGCAGTCGATCAAGTCGTCACGGTTATCAAACCTTCCGTCAAAATGCAGATGATACCGGGCACGTTCGTAACCTCGAACGACACTGAAGTTTCCACAACCATATCGTTCAGCGCGAGGCAGACGATATGAAAGACCTCGATACAGCCACGCGCGACTATCTGCGCAGCCGCAAGGCCTTCATTAGGCACAACCTGTTCTGGATCACGGCCAAGAACCGGGACACTGGCGCCGAAGAAAGCATGGGTTTCTGGGATGGCTACGACAATCTGAACATTCCTGTCGTTTCCAGCATCACCGGAACCATCATCAACCGGGATTACTTCGCATTAGGTTCGCTGCTTGGCGTCAGTCCCATCCCGCTTGTGTCCGATCTTTCAATCCGCATCGTGACGGTCTCTCTCAGCCATTTGAGCCCGGAAGTGCAGGACGCGTTTCGCCTCTATGATCCGCGCCTTGCTCCGGTCGAAATCCATCGGGTCTTGCTCGACCAGGATACCATGCTCCCGGTTGGCCCGGCACATCTGCGGTTCATTGGCTTTGTCAACGAAGCGCCGATCGAACGCCCGGCAGTCGGAGGAGAGGGCGGCATCTCCGTCACTTGCGTTTCGCACACCAGGCAGTTGACCAAGACCAACCCGGGCAAGCGGTCCGATGAAACGCAGAAGCAGCGCAACGGTGATCGGTTCCGCAAGTATTCGACCATCGCAGGCGATGTCTCGTTTTGGTGGGGAGAAAAGAAGGGCAGCACGGCCGGCACGACCGTCAAGCAAATCAACGAACTCTACCGCCGCGGATAATCATTCATGATCAAGCTTTCTTACTGGCGTCCGTCCCTGACGGCGTACCTGGTGCAATGCCGCGCGCGCCCCTTCAAGTGGGGTGAGCATGACTGCGCCCTGTTTGTCTGCGGCGCTATCGAGGCAATGACCGGCGAAGATTTGGCCAAGCCTTACCGCGGCCGCTACAGGTCAGCTGCGGGCGGACTAAAGCTGATCAAGAAGGATGGCTATAAGGATCATGCCGAGTTCGCCGCGGCGTTCCTGACCGAACTCGATCATCCCTCGCAAGCTGCAGCCGGTGACATCATTGCCTACCAGGTCGAGGGCGGTACCGGCATAGCGCTCGGCATTGTCAACAATGATCGCTCCTATGTGTTGGCGCCAGACGGCATCACGACCGTTCCCACCTTGAGCGCAGTCCGCCTCTTCAGGATCCCTTGATGAAAAAGACGCTTGGTATCCTGTTCGATGCAGCGACGATCTTTCTTAGCTCGACCGCTATTGCCGTTGCCGATCCGATCAGCGGTCTCATCGTTGGATTGTCTTCCACACTCGCTGCCGGCGGCATTGGCGCCGCCATTGTCAAGGTCGGCATCTTTGTTGCCCTCTCGGTTGGCAAAAGCCTTCTCACAAAGGCACTGACGAAGAAGCAGACGGTTCCCGGCATCAATGGGCAGATGAAGATCGGCGGAGACAACCCGCTGTCGTTCATAGTCGGTACCTATGCGACGGCCGGAACGCTCGAATACGTCAATACCTCGGGCAAGGCTGGCAAGACGCCGAACGCCTACCTGACCCAGGTCATCAGCCTGTCTGACTTTCCGGTCGACTCCCTGTCCAACATCCTTTGGGTGAATGGCCAGAAATGCGAGATCGATTTCGCCGGCGGCCTCGATGGTGCCGATCAGGTTGGGTACAAGGTCAACGAGTTCATAGACAATGGTCAGCCTTACCTCTGGGTTCGGTTCCACGACGGTCACACCAATGTTGGTGACAGCTTCCTTTACAACAAGTTCAATTCGGACAGCGTTCGACCCTGGTCAAATGACATGATCGGCGAGGGCATCGCATATGCGGTGATCACGGCGCGCGTCAACCGCGAGCTGTTGCCCGGGGTGCCTCAGTGCCGGTTCGGTATCCGCGGTGCCCGCCTCTACGATCCGCGCAAGGATTCGACCAATGGCGGATCAGGCGCGCATCGTTGGGACAATCAGGCGACTTGGGAATGGACCGATAATCCTGTCGTCATCATCTACAATATCCTGCGCGGCCTCTATTACGACGGAGAATGGTTCTACGGCCTGCAGAAGATGATCGCCAGCCGCTTGCCGGTCGGCAACTGGTTCGCTGGCATGAATGAATGCGACCGGCTCATCACCAACGCCGATGGATCGACCGAAAAGCAGTACCGTTGCGGTACCGAGATCTCTTGCGATCAGGAACCCTTGCAGATCATCGATGAACTGCGCAAGTCATGCAACGCGCGCATCGCGGAGATTGGTGGCATCTACAAAATCCTCGTCGGTGCTGCTGCGATGCCGGTCTACGCGATGAACGACGAAACGGTGGCAGTGACGGAAGGGCAGAACTTCACGCCCTTTCCCGGTCTGGAAAGCCTCTATAACGGCGTCCATGCCACCTATCCCGAGCCTGAAGAAAACTGGGGAACGAAGGATGCTCCGCCGATCTATCGGTCCGATCTCGAAGCGCAAGACGACAACCGCCGTCTCATGGCAGATGCTACCTTCCCGTATGTGCCTTTCCCCCGCCAGGTGCAGCGCCTATCCAAGGCCATGATCGAAACGGAGCGCCGATTTCGCACGTTGAAATGGACGTTACCGCCCGAGCTCTACGAATATGAGCCGCTGGACACGATTTCTGTGACCAGTGCAGAGAACGGCTTTGACGACAAGTATTTCCTGATCGAATCGATGGATGATGGCGACAATGGCAATCAGGGTGTTGCCGTGCGCGAAGTTGATCCGGCTGACTACGACTGGAACGCGGGTACTGATGAGCGTCCGACCGTCATCGGCTCGCTCGATCCGATCCGTCCCGCACCGCAGTACGTGCAGGACTTTCAGGTGTTCCCCTATACGCAGGTGGACAGCGCAGGTAAGTCCCGCCGTCCCGCCATCCTTCTGGTCTGGAACGGGGAAGAGCAGGACGAAGTAATCGGCGTGCAGTATCGCATCCGCAAATCCTCATCGCTTGTCTTCGATTATATGGGGCAGACCCTTGATGTGCCGAAGGGCGATCATGTCATCTCGGAGTTCGTGCTTGCCAGCCAGCCTTATATCGTCAATGCCCGCTGGATCGGAACGGAACCCAATCGGGAATTCCCATGGGGCGATGATCTTCCCGTCACTGCACCGAATGTGCTGCTCGGCTCGCAGGATATCATCGTGGAGCTTCAGGCGGTTCAGAATGATATGCGCAACGTCCTGGAGGGGCTTCGCGACGATCTTCAGCACGTCCAGGACAAGATCGAGCGTGTTGCGACCGATGCAGCAACGGGAACCGGCCAGAACATCGTCGATCGCAAGATAATTACAAAGGCAGTTGCCAATGCGATGTCGAGCATCGTTGAGGAAAGCCGCCAGCGTGTCGACGAGAACTTCGCCATGTCGGAGCGTACCACGCTGCTTCAGTCGAAGGTCACTGATCCCGTCACAGGCAATGATGCTCTTTCGACGGCATTGTTTACACTCAACACGGTTGTCGACGGGCAGGGCGACGATATAACCGCCCTCGCGGAAGCCCTCCTCGATGTCGAAGCGAGCGTTGGCGATATCTCCGCCGGCGGGCTGATAAGCTTCAAGGTCCAAATACCACCTCCTGCCGGTGTTCTTTCCCAGATCAACATTCTCGCCCGGGCGAATACCGCATCCGCGTTCATTCAATCGGGGATGGTCATTCAGGTTTATGACTCGGGCGGCGGCGTGCTCAAGAGCAAGATACTGATGCTGACGGATCAGTTTGTCATCTGGGATGGGACAACGCAGAACCTGCCGTTTGTCTATGCAGGTGGCGTCCTCAAACTGGCAGTCGCGAACATCGGTCTGGTCACAGCCGGCATGATCCAGTCTGTCAACGGCAAGTTGCAGATCGATCTCGACAACGTTCGCATCCTTATGTCGGATTGATCAAACATGGTAACGCGCACGCTTATCGGGTCATATCCCACGCTTGGCGGCGGCGCCCCGCGCATCCGCATCTCTAAACCTCTGAAGGATGTTCTCTCTGCGGGACTCAATGTCGAGGACCTGGCGTTTGACAGTTCTTGGAATGATGCGGGCGTCATCTACAGGACCGGGATTGTAAGCGTTGACCCTCCTGCTGTGCCAGTAGTCATCCCGTTCGGAGAAACATTGCCGACTGCGCCATTTTGCATGGTCTTCAAGGTTATGAGTGCTAACGAATTCTGGATGGGTTCGACGGACAGCGATGGCCCGAACGGCTACCAATGGCATGCGGAATGCACGACAAGCTACCTGAGGTTTTTCCCATACCACGGTTCGCCTGACGCTTATATCGGCGGGTATGTGATCTTGCGGGGTCCGCTATAATGGTGTGGCGGCTTCTTATCGGCAATCATCCGACGCATGGCATGGGCGGATATGTCTCTGTACCGGGCATAGACGTCTTCGCGGCGACCAAGTTTCAAATGATGTGGTCAACGCAGCAAGAGCAGCTTCAGATCGTGCAATCTGGATCTTTCTTTGTGAATGGAGGCGACGACGATGAACCTGAATGGGTTACGATCGGTTGGCCAGCCATGGGGTTCATCCCGTACATCATGATTGGCTGCGACCGCTACGAACTCGTCTTTCAATATCTTTCACCAACGTCCGGACGGGTCAGGCGAGTGACTTATTCAGAAGCACGAACCACGGATTGGCCATCCAATTCTACGACGGGTTATTACATGGTGACAAAGACACCAAAACCGTTTTGAGGAAGAATGTATGACCAGGCGCCTCGATCTTTCTCCGGGGGTATTCAATCTGTCGCGGGAGGGATTCGACGTCCTCACAGCAACCGAAGAACAGCTTCTTTTCAGCGCGAACAGAGGGACCCCCGCCCGCTTCATTCGCGGCCAGTACGCCGGCAGCGTCGGCAGTGGCGGCGATGATGACGACCACACTGTTATGTTCGGCAAGACGTTCTCGGTTGTTCCCTTCGTCATCACGTCACTGTACGGGGGCGCCGGCACGTCGCGCCCGGGCAACTTTGTTCCACAAAAGGGATTCGGCGGTTCACATCAGCCTTATGGCGATTTCGCCTTCAGCTTCACGCGGTTCGACGTCGATGTCTATGTGGACCACATGTATTTGCAGATGACGAGTTTTTCCTCTGCGTTCGATTATGCCGTGGACTATCTCGTGTTCGACTACAGATTGGGGTTTTGAATGCTTTACCAGGTCAACAAGGACGGCAAAATTGTCCATGTCACAAGCGAGCCTTCCGGCGTCGGCGCAGAGGAAGCCGTAGCACAGATAAAAAGCGATACGAAGAGGGGCGAATGGTTCCAGATTTTGCCCATCCCTTATCCTGAAGAGCCCGTCATGCGCGCGGACGGTCAATATGAACTCGATACCGATGGCAATGTCCGCATGCATGTCCCCGGCTACATCCATCCGGACGTCGGGATTTTCACGCACTATCACAACAAGAAGGGCGAGCTTGCGGAGCGTCCGAAGATCCCGCCGCTGGTCAAGACTGAAATCCGTGCGGACGGCAAAGACTTCGTGCCGATCATCGGCCTGCCGGATCCGGTAACGGTCTATGTGGATGGCGAGCCCTACGAAGTGACGGGCGGACGTCTCGACTTCACCGCGGAAGAGCCAGGGCGCTACAAGATCGAGTTCCGCTGGCCAGTGCAGGATTTCCATGGGGAGATCGTCGCGAAATGAAGATGACGTTCAGCAAGTCGATCGACAAGGAACGACTGCGGGGCAGGGCCTCCATTGACCGCTTCTTTGTGCCGCTGATCAACCATATCCTCGGCAACAAGCACGTCCTTTATGCGGCGAAATACACAGCAGCTCTTGCACATCTATCCGGTACGCCAAGTGCTCTCATCGCGGATGATCAGGAAGCCCGCGAGATCATCACTCGCCACACCGCATCATTGGATGCCGTCGCGTCGGTCGAACAGCGCCGCCAGGCGCTTCAGTCACGCATTGATGGCTGCAACACCGCCGCAGAGATTGACGCTCTCCTAGCCCGCGTCCTGACGACAACGAACCAGACGGTGGGCTGACTATCATCTCCGAAGCTGAAGGAAAGATAACATGGAAAAGATCGATACATCGAAGCTTGAGCGCGAAATTTTCGCCGCTAAAACGATTGAAGATTTAAATGCACTCGAATCCGCCACTGGACTGCGCATCGATCTTGGGTTGGATGGCAGCGCTAGGATTTCGCTCGTAGCGTCGAGTCTATTGCCGCTTTCATGCGAGAGGTTGCCGAAATCGCCATAATATGAACACGGGCGAATTCCCCTACCTTATCCGGATCAATGTTGTTGTCTTCCCCGGCATAAGCTGATCCTGCGGCCATAGTAGCCCGTTTGACCGCTTCGTCTACCAGATCGCTCTGATTCATTGATAGCAGAGCGGAAATCAACTCGCTCACCAACACGTTTGCTCCAATCGCTCTTCCCAAAGTTGCTTCTGGCGACGTGTCGATGGTGTCGGACATTCAAGCTCTCCCCCTGTTAGCGCGGCAGTGAAGCACGGCATTTGCCTTGTGTCGAATCATTGCTTTTCGAAATTTCAACCATTGAGGTCTCTCCATGGCACTATCCGACTATTTCTATTCGGACGGCACGATCACGGTCACCAATGGTTCAAAGGTGATAACAGGCGTAGGGACCGCTTGGCAGTTGCGCCATGCTGTGGGAGCTATCCTGTTCGTCGGTTCGAACTTTGGCTTTGTCGAAAGCGTCTCTGCTGAGGGGGCGGCTTTACTCAAAGACGATTGGGCTGGTCCAACCTCCGCCGGCGCTTCCTATACAATGTGGCTGGTACCCGCTGAAGCATCCCAGAACCTTGCGAACAATCAGCGCTTGTCGGAAATCATTCAATCGCTCACTGCAGCGCAGGCGGAAAGCGACATTCTGACGGCGATCGGGAACCTCGTGTTCGAGGTTGACGATCTGATCGTCGCAACCGGGGCAAACACCTTCCGCGTAGCAAAGAAGCTCGAATTCACCAATGGTGCCGAGTACGACAGGTTCGTCAACACGCTTGCTGCTCGCGCAACCTATGATCTACAGGCGGCTGGCTTCACCGTCCTGGTCGCCGATATTGGCGATGGTCGGTCGGCTCTTTATGCGAAGAATACCGCAACGGCCGGCGATTGGTCCGATCCGGCGTTCTTGACCGGGGCGTCAGGCTCATTTCAGTCAAAGGGTAATTGAACGTCCGTCACTCCATACAATGCCGGTGACGTTGTCAGCTATCAGGGCTCGTCGTGGATCGCGCTGATCGACAATACCAATCACGCGCCGCCAAGCCTGCCGACGACGGTAAATACCTGGTGGACTATCCTTGCCACGGCGGGGAAAGGCTTCACCTTCAAGGGCGCTTATTCCGGCGCGACTGCCTACGTCAAAGACGATGTCGTGCTCTACAACAACTCGTCCTGGATCGCCCTTATGTCCACGACAGGCAACACGCCTCCGGCTCTTCCAACCACCGTTAACACTCAATGGCAGTTGATTGCAGCCAAGGGCGATGGCGACGTCAGCGGCCCTGCTTCTGCGGTCGATAATAACCTTGCATTGTTCAACGGGGCCACGGGTAAATCCCTCAAGGATTCGGGTATTTCGGCTGCGTTGGTCGCCTCCTTCCGCAATGGGCCGAGGCGCAACCGCTTCGTCAATCCTTCCTGCAGTATCAGTCAGGAAAATGGCTTCACGGCATCGAATTCTCAGAATTTCTACATCGCAGATCAGTTCTATCAACTCTGGAATTCATCAACAGGAACCTTTGCCGCACAGTTAATGAACAATGCTTCCACGCCAGACGGATCGAACAATCGGCTTCGCTTCACTTGTGGAACGGCTGATACCTCACTTGCTGCGGGCGAATATTGGATTGCAAGAACGAAAATTGAAGGTTGGCGTATCACTGACTTCATGTGGGGTACCGCGGCAGCGCGTCCCATTGTGATAGCTTTTGGATTTATAGGACCGGCAGGAACATATTCGATGGCGTTTCGCAATGGCGCATCCACCCGATCGTATGTTGCAAACTTTACAATCACCGCGCCGCAAGCCAACACGCCGACGCGGCAGGCCTTCTTCATACCCGGCGACACAACTGCGGCAGTTTGGGAAGCAACCAACGGGATTGGAATGGAGTTTTCCGTCGTCTTTGCCGCGGGGACAAACCTCCAAGGCGTAGCTGGATGGAACGCGGGGGGCTTCTTCGGGACATCAGCCAACAGCAACGGAATGGGTGCAACCGGAACGTTTTATCTGTACGACTTCGACATGTATATCAATGCCGATGGTGCAACCACGGCACGGCCATTCGAAACGACAGATTACCGCACGGACCTTGAAGACTGTCAGCGGTATTGGAGTCAATCCTATAACATTTTCAGTTCGGCGGTTACGGCGTCGCTAACATATTATCTGGATTTCCAGTTTCCGATTCAGATGCGCTCAACCCCTACCCTCACACTCGCAAATGTGGGCGGCAGCGTTGGATTCGCTGCCGCGTCCGGAACTGCGATCAATGCCGGTGGCGCCGCATTCACCAATGCCGTTGAAGCCCGAGTGGCAACTGGTACCAGTGGGGCCGGAACATTTTCATCAATCTGCACCGCTAATGCGAGAATGTAAAAATGACAATCGAATCTGTAAAAATGACAGAGGCAGGGGCGTTCGAAGTAGTCGAGGACGGGATCACAAAGTACGTACCCGACGACATGACAAACACCGATCGGCAGCGCTTGGAGGAATGGGACGGGGAGATCGAGCCTTATGTCCCCCCGGTTCCGCTGGTCCCAGTCTCCGCATCCCGTCGCCAGTTCAAGATGCAGCTGGCGATTGCTGGCCTATCGTCAGAGGTAAGCGCCTGGGTCTCAGTGCAGCCAGAGCTTGTACAGATCGCGTTCAACGAGTCTGGCTCGTTCAATCGGAATGACGAGATGCTGGTGCAGGGATTCGCTGCGCTCGGCTTCACGGCCGAGCAGGTCGACGTGTTTTTTACTGCGGCATCCCAACTGTAGCGGGTCCGCAAAAATGTTACGTCCCGGTCCGCCTTATGGGGTACGCACAACACTAAGAAGGCGGACCGGGTTGCCGACAAGTTGGTACATCAGCGAAAGGACGGTGCGCTTGTATGATTAATAAATAGTGAGCCCGACCTAGTGGACCGCAATTACCGACAGTTCGGGCTCTTTTGCTGAGTTAGGGCTCAGCATTTCTATAATACTGAAAAACCAAAAACCTGAAAAGTGAGGCCCGCCGCCTGTGGTAACTTCTACAGGTGCGGAGAGGTTGGCGACGAGCCTCTGTCGGAGAGGGTAAACCCCGACCCGCGATAAACTGCAATGCGGGCTTAATGTTCCGGCACTCGAATCCATAATTCACATCAAGGAAATGACACATGAACAGAGCGGCGTTCTTCGCCTCGCTGCGCGCGGGGCTGTTTGCGCGTGGGTTGTCGCAATCCCAGGTTCAGGGCATTGATGCAATCCTCGACGAGGCCGACAGGCGGCGCACGGACCCTCGCTGGCTGGCTTATATGCTGGCAACGCCTTTCCTCGAAACCGGCGCGACCATGCAGCCGATCAAGGAAAACCTGAACTATTCGGCAAAGGGTTTGCTCAACACGTTCCCGCGCTATTTCACCCCGACGCAGGCGGCAGCCTATCAGCGGCAGCCGGAGCGCATCGCGAACCGCGCCTACGCCAATCGAATGGGAAATGGTCCCGAGGCTAGTGGCGACGGCTGGCGGTACCGGGGCAGGGGTTTGGTGCAGATCACCGGCCGGGACAATTACGTCAAGTTCGGCATCGCAAACGAGCCAGATCAGGCACTCATCGACGCTATCGCTGTACGCATCATGTTTGACGGGATGGAGCGAGGCATGTTCACCGGCAAGAAACTGGCTGACTTCTTCGATGCCGACACTACCGACTGGCTGAATGCCCGACGAATAATCAACAGTCTCGATCGCGCTGCGGACATCGCCGGATACGCCAAGGCATTCTATGCCGCTATCAAGGCCGCTTCGTAATGGATCATCGCCGTCGAAGGGGCGAAGGTTCACCTGGCTGGTCGTGGCGCCGCGCGCTCGTGCTGCCACTGATCGTCTATGCCTGTTATCGCCTGTCAATGATGGAGATGGCGGCCGACACCCGCGTGAACGAAACTATTGCATGGGGCTGGATCGTCATCATCATCTCGTGCGTGTTCTTCTACACCGGCTTTGCCTCGGCGCAGGACATTGCCGCCATTCTCGCCACCCGTTCCGGGCTGCCATACGCAGACCCGCCGCAATACTACCAACAGACGCAGACTACCACCGCAACAACTGTTCCAGTCGTCAGCACTTCTGAGCCTGTGCTTGATGAACCTGGGCCCGGAGCACGCCCATGACCATTTTCGTTGCTGTCATCCGCACGCTCGGCATTCCGCTTTGCATTTTCCTTGGCATGCTTGGCTACTACGAAGGGGTCCCTGTTCTTCGTGACATTCCTTTCGCCGATCGCATCCCTGTTGTGCGCGAGCTCATCGCCGGCCGTGTTCCAACAGAGCGGGCAAAGGCAGCTGATGCCGCTCGATCGGGATATGTCCTGGAAGCCGAAAAGACGGCTGCGGAAGCCAAAGCCGCAAAGATCGAGAGGGATCGCGCTGCGGCTCAAATCGTCATCGATGCCTACCAGGTTCAATTGGCGAACCGCCAAACACTCGACGCTCTGGAGAACGAACAGCATGAACAGGAGATTGCTGATTATGAAAAGAAGTTATCGGCTGCTGGCCGTGCCTGTCATGTTACTGATGCTGACCGGAGCTTCCTGCTCAACCCTTCAGGATCGGCTCGATAAAGCCGCCACGGCACGAGGGGAGTTGCAGGCCGGCCTCAATCTTCCAGACTTGCCAGCGGACTGCCGCGTCATGGAGCCTCATGCCCCAATTGTCGTGGGCGGTGAGGCAATCTCGGGATGGAAGCGCGAGCGTGCGGCGACCGATAGGGCCAACGCCCGCGTAGGGCGCTGTGCAGGGTTTTACGACGCTGCAACTGGAAAGCTGCGATAATGGCGCCCACGAGTCTCAATGATATCTACAAGGCCATAGGAACGCTTTCCGAACAGGTCACCAGCCTCCGCCGCGATATTGATGCCTCAGAGCGACGGGCGGGCGCTGAGAACAGAGAAGCCGATGAGAAGCGGGCGCAGGTTCACCGGCGGATGGACGAAATCATATCCGAGGTGGGAGTCATCAAAACCGACATCGCGATCATCAAGGATGACGTTGGTGACGCCAAGGCTGTCACCGATGACGTGAAGAAGTGGAAGCTGATGGGGATCGGGGCGCTCGGCGTAGTCGGGATAGGCGGCGCTGCACTCGGCGTGACGCTGGCAAGTTCATTCGAATGGCTCGCCCGCTTTCTACACAAATGATATCGCCCGCCGCCGGTACTCAAGTTAGCGGGCTTTTGCGTTTCAGGGAGAACCTGAATTTCCAGTTAGATGGTTGGAACGTTGCTTATGCCTCGTCCGCACCGCTGTTGCTACAAAGCAACAACAGCAGAATCCTTTCAATTGCACTACTTTGTGATAGCAACCAATGGTTGCAGCTCTGAATAATTCCTTAGTATTACGAGCAGGGACTTTTCTCATCGGGTGGGGGCTAGCATGAGCGGCAACGCTGTAGACAATCAGAACAACATTAAAAATGCGCTCCTTGCGGGAGTTTGCACTGCGGCGCTAACAATAGCCTGCTCGTTCGTTTCACCGGCCTCGGCCGGGGACTATCTCGTTACCAACGATGCCGAACTTCGCGCCGCTATCATTGCCGCGAACGGTGAAACCGGCTCCTCGACGATCACACTGACCGATGACATCGATGTGGCGAGCGCTGGGACGATGCCTGCGGCTACCAAACCGATCACGATCAACGTCAATGGGTATTTGATCCAAGGCTATCAGCCGCCAAACGGTTCCGGTCTCGGTGGCAATGGCGTAGGGTTCTCCGGCGTCACGTTCATCAATTCTGGATCGGTTGCCGGCGGCTCGGCTGATCCAACTAGTATCTCGGGTGGTGGACTTGGCCTTAGCCTGCTCGGCAATAGTTCTCTGACGAACGACGGTACCATCACCGGGGGCAACAGCGGCGCCTCCGGGGGTGGGGGCGGAAACGGGCTGCAAGTCACTGGTGGAAGTCACGTCAACAATGGAACTATCCGCGGAGGAAACAGCACTACGCAAGGCGGCGGCAACGGCGTTAGCTTGAACAACGCTTCCCTGATCAACAACAACCTGATCGAAGGGGGCAATACCGGGAACGCCGCAGGAAATGGTGTGGTCATGGGCGGCATCAGTTCCTTGACCAACAATGGAACGATACGGGGGAGTACCTCTTCCCTATCTACGACTGCAGGTAATACCTCCGCCGTTCTCGCAAGTAGTGGGACCCAAAGTGTAGTCAACAATGGCACCCTTGAGGGCGGGACTGGGGGGAACGCAGTCCGTGGAAGCGACTTCCTGGCGCAGTTTGCCAGCTTTTCGGTTATCAATGACGGGACCATTCTTGCCGGGACAGGCCAGCCGGACGCCATCCGCTTCAGCGTCAACGCAAACTCCGTCAACGTCCTCGAACTGCACTCCAACTCGGTGATAGTCGGCAATGTGGTCGCGACCGCGGCTGGCGCCAATGACACCCTGCGGCTGGGGGGCAGCGTGGACGGCACTTTCGATGTATCGGCGATCGGTCCGACGGCTCAATATCGCAACTTCGACAAGTTCGAGAAAACCGGCGACTATGCTTGGTACCTGACCGGCACCGGTACCGCCACGACGAACTGGAACATCCAGGAGGGTGGCCTTGCCATCGGTGATGGCGGCACGAGCGGCAGCATCATCGGCGATATTACGCTCAGCGGTGGAGCGTTGGGTTTCAACCGGTCCGATACGGTCACGTTCGACAACGCCATTACGGGCGCGGGGAGCGTCGTGCAGATCGGGAGCGGCAAGACCATCCTGAACGGCGACTATACCTACACCGGCCTGACGGCTGTCGGCCTCGGCACTTTGGTCATAAATGGCTCAATCACCACTCCCATGTTCGTGGGGCCAGCCGGTACCCTAGGCGGCATCGGCACTATCTTCGGCGACGCCGAGAACCAGGGCACGATTGCTCCCGGCAATTCCATCGGCACGCTGACGATTGACGGCAATTACACCGGAAGCGGTGGTCTGCTTGAGATCGAGACGGAGCTTGGCGGCGATGCATCGCCCACAGACAGGCTGGTGGTTACCGGCGACACGTCCGGCAGCACCAATGTAAAGGTGCTCAATGTCGGCGGCACGGGTGCGCAGACGATCGAAGGCATCAAGATTGCCGACATTGGCGGTGCTTCCAATGGCACATTCTCGCTGCTCGGTGATTATGTGATCAATGGCGAACAGGCGGTCGTGGCGGGCGCCTATGGCTATACGTTGCACAAGAACGGCGTGAGCACCCCTGGCGATGGTGACTGGTATCTGCGTTCTCAATTGAACAATCCTCCCACGAATCCACCCACAAATCCACCTACGACACCGCCTACCACGCCTCCGACAACGCCGCCGTCAGGTCCGATCTATCAGCCCGGTGCACCGCTCTATGAGGCCTATGCGCAGGTGTTGCAGAATCTGAATGGCCTATCGAGCCTGCATCAGCGCGTCGGCAATCGCTATTGGGCCGGCGCTGGCAACAGCGCACTTGCACAGGGCGATGGCCCCGGAACGATAGAGGCAGCGCCGCTGCCTTCTGAAGGCGGCGATATCCTCACCGATGCGCGCGGCATCTGGGCGCGGATCGACGGCGCGCATGGCAGGTTCGAGCCGAGGACTTCGACGACGGACGCCGATTACGACATCGATACCTGGAGAGGCACGGCCGGTATCGACGGCCAGTTCCACGAGAGCGACGCGGGCAGGCTCATCGGCAGCCTCAGC